TGTTGGAAATGTTCCCGCCGATCCTCTTGTCCTCAATGCCGTTGCCCCTTGCAAACTCCTCTCGGCCTGCCTGCCCCTCGTCTCTTACCGGCTCTATGTACCTGTATGAGTCTCGGATGTTGAGCCACACGACACCTTCCTTCTTGAGCGACTTCTTCATCACTCGAAGGTCCTTGATGATCTCGGCGACATAGGTCTCCGGATTCGACACACCATCCCAGGGTTCTATGGAGGACACGATGCTATCTGCGAAATCCGCCAAGCCCTCAACCACCTTTCCTAGCTCCACTCACCCAACCTTCTTTCTTCTGGCCGTGTCGCTCCAGAATCTTCAGCACGTTGTTGGTGACCATGCACCACTCCGTACCGCGCCCCACGCTACGCTCAGCATCATCGACCATCTCTATCGCTGCGCTACGCCTCCAAACCATCTTGTAGTACAGCCAGCCTGTGAGATACCCAACGATGTACATCCTCTTCTCGGTTGGAACCTCCCCTGTCCTTGCCTTCTTGATGAGCATGTTCATCGAGTAGCCACGAATCTCTCGGCCAGCCCTCGTAGGGGATGGCCATGGAGCCAAGGCGCCCAGGAGTGCAATGCCTGGGATGAGATTCCATGCCGACAGCCCAAACGCAAAATAGGCAATCAACCAGAGGACACCACCGAGGGCAAGGATCTGCGGGAGCAAGTATGCGAGCCAGAAAAGAAACCCTCCCCTCGCCATGTCCATCGCGTGCTTGCACTCGTGCGCAATTGTCTCGAACAAGTACTTGTCAGGCTCGTCGTAGCGCTTCTTTGTGTTGAGCCATATGGTTGATGGAAAAGTCGTCGATGACTCCCGTAGCTTGGCTGGTAGGCACTTCCAGAACCGTGATTGATCCTTGAACTTGAGCTTCAGCTTTGGGATGTACCTACGGATGGCCTCGATGAGTTCATCGGTCATCTGCCTCTCGGTATTGCGCTCTGTCATTGCTGCACCGAAATCATCTGCCCGAGAATCACTTCGACCGGGGTAGCCTCCTCGCGCTTTCTCTTTTCGTCGTGGTCGATGTAGTCGTGGTCTGCCACGATCACACAGTGTCCGTCGCAAAAGGGACACTTCAAATAGGAACCGTCCCTCGGCAACTGCTTGTATCTGTACCGCTGTTCCACCGGGACGAACTTGTCTCGGATCATCGGAGAGTCTACCCGGTGCTTGCCCGGCTCCAGTCCAATGGTTCCAATGACTTTATCTTCTTGCTTGCATACTATCTTGATGTTCTCCATCTTCCTCTCCTGCTTCTTTTTCTGGGGGGTCAAAGGTGCGCCCGACCGGGGCGGATTCCGGTCGGGCGCCAAACAGAAGGTTTGAGGAAGCTGAGTTCCCGTCACCCAAGGTAACACAGTCCACTATGCTCCTCAAGACTTGCTGCCCTATATCGATCCCCTTAAACCTGCCCATGGACGCCGAGGTGAGAATGATCATCTGCGCCTCTTTCGAATCGCCAGAAACCCATCCCGACCCGTCGCAGCGGTCACACGGCTGTGTAGTGAGCGTGAGACCACTACCCTTGCTCTTCTTCACAAGGGCGTCCATTCTCTGTTGCAATTTCTTAAACCGCGGATTCACACCATGACTCTGGTGCGTACAAGCTATCGACTTTACCGCCCATCCACCTTCTGACGGCTCAACGATAGCTACCTCCACCTCTTCGCAAACGATGAGTGTCGGCTCCGCTATTCGGATGCAGTTCTCCTTGCAGAGAAAGACATTCATCACGTCTTTCGCTTTGACTTCTAGCTGTTGCATACCCTCTCTTCGTAGATCTTCTCCAGGGTCTCCCACTGTTTGTCCGTGAGAAACCTGCTTGCAGATTGCTCATGAACACTGTTCAGGAACTCCTGTTCAAACTCGGTGAAGACCTCTTCGTCTTCTTCGAGCATCTCCATGCATTCTTCGAGGATGTTCTCGATGTACTCTTCGCTAGGCCGCATCCTCTTTTTTCTCCCGCATCTGCAAGGACCAGCGTGCCTGGTTCGCTCGTACCAGTTTGGCACATGCGTCCAGGGGACTCTTCGCTATGCCTGCAATCTGCTCGCAAGCACCTGACGGCTCGAACCGCGTCATGATCCACATGTCGCTCAAGTCGTTCAGCGTCCAGATGTTGGCCTGCAACAACGCACTCGCCTGTCTACAGACAACTTCCAAGTACGAACGCATATCTTCATAGCGGCGCGACTCTCTCATGTCGCACTCTTCGCACTCAAACGTCTCTTTCGATCCTGCGCGAGTGAAAGTGATGTCGACCATCACCGGCCTCATCCGTCCGTCGGGATCACCCTCCACCGGATAGAAACCGAGCTTGAAGTAGAGATCGAACTCTCCCACTACAAGCTTGTTGGTCAACGTTTTGATGTCTTCCTCCTTCAAGGTCTTCTCGACGGCCTGCCAATCCGTATTCACCTTGATACCTCGTAACATTCTAGTCCTCTTTGTTCTTTCTCCATCATTTTGCTGTATAGGCCACCGTCCCAAGGACTGCTAAAGCCAGCGACTCAACAACAATGACCCCCCAAAGGAAGTTCGTTCTGAACCGCTGTGACTTTTCCAGCTTCAGTCTCGACTCGTATTCGTCGTCCAAAGCTGATGACAGAAACTTCCTGTCCTCATCGAGATCGGTGGACAGTTCTTTCCATAGAGTAACCTCCTCCATGCGTAGCTTCAACTGTCTATCCACATTCGATAGTTCGAGGGACATGAGCCGTGCCTGCCGCCACAGCGATTTATAATCTTGGTAGATCCGGGCGAGTGTCTTGTACTCGTCGAGGTTGAAACAGCGATAATTGGCTCCGTCTACCGTCTTTGTCGGAACCTTCGGGAACTGCCAGAACTGCTCCGGCAACGTTCCGCTATCTGCTTGAGTGGCCTCCTGGGCCATCGCCGAAAATGACATCATCGACAGCATCAAAACTGTCAGCACTGTCCAGCGCATCATGTTTCAGTCTCCTTGTCTCTTCTTCGTCCTGTTGTTGCTCTTGCAGCTTTTCTCGCTCGCCTTCGAGTTTCCCAACCTCGGCATCGATTGCCGCGGCCTTGGTTTCCGTTCTCTCGACGAGCTTGTCGACCATCTTCTCATGACCATCCTTCAGCTTCTTCTTCTCTTTGACGGATGAACCGCCGCGCATGAAGATGAGAGCAGCCACACCAACTACCGCCAAGATGATCGGAATGGCCATGAGAACCTTCGCCCAGATGGGCAACCCTGAATACCAACCTGTAACCTTCTGAACCCCTTTCATTTTCAGCCTTCTTTCAGTTTATCTACGAGCAGTCTCTTGGCGATCTTCCTTCCATGGGACGCCACGAAGCCTGCCCATAATCCCACCAAGAGTGTGTGACCCCATCCTGGGCTGTCCTCCACTACTCCCGGCATGAAGACGCCTACGATTCCCAGCACGAGCGGGATAATCGGCGCCAGCTTCCGCCAGATGACCTTCTGGCGAAGTCGTTTCTCTCCTACCGGAACCTGGCCGATGGCGTACATCAGGGCCACGATACCGGCTGCCACCCCGAGAACGAGCGGGGTCAGTAAGATTTCAACAAGCTGCATTGGGACCTCCTTAACCTCTCCATAGGCCAATCCACGTCCGGAGCGACCTCTCTGAGGTTAGCCTTTATGAAAACTGGAACGTCTTCACTCTTGCCCCATTCTACAATTCTTTTCGCCGCCTGCACAATCCCTTGCGATATTCCAAGCTTGCGCATGTCTCCTGTGACTGCTCCGACCTTCACCCAGTCCACTCCACGAAGAAGACTCGGATCTAACTCCTCATCGAACAGAGGTTCGACCGACACGCACCTGGAGCCACATTCCACCTCCATCAGTCGAGGTACCCTATTTATGGCATCTCGGCTGGACGTGACACTCACACCGAGACACACGTTGTCCGGCCACTTTTCACTCTGGAGTCCAGTCGGATTCTTGGTGAGCATCACCACCGTGTGCTTGCCCATCTTCTCCGTTGCCTTCCTCACCGCGTTCCTCACAGAGAACGCTCCAATGTAGGTCGGCTCCGGAGTCGGAACCAGGTAGTCAAAGTTCCCTCCAATGTCTCCCATCGACCCGAGGAAAATCACCTTCGATGTCCTGCTCCTGCTGAACTGAGCAACCATCTTCTCCAGTTTCTCCTTGTCGAAAACCGGCTTGAAGAAATCAAACCCTGCCTCTCTCAGATGCCAATAGTGGCCGCTATTGGGGATGTGAGAAAGCCGTTCGGCTGTGTCCCTCGCATAGCAGTAAGGGCAACCGTGCTGGCATCCATGGAACGGATTCTTGGTGAGGTCACACCATTCAATCGGGTGAGGCTTCATAGTCCACACCTCTTCAAAGCTTGTTGAGCAACAAACCTCATTGAGGTGTACGCTCCTCTCCACCCTCCATCCGTATCCGGAACATACCCTGAAATCTCACGCATCGGCTCTGCCAGGAATGCGATGACATTCCCGCTTCGTCGATTCGCCCATTGCAACATCCATTCGAGATCTTCGATTCTGTCTGGAGCGTTCTCCAGCAACCACTGCTGCATCTCTGCTCTGGCACAGTTGTCGTTGGCTTCGGTCACCAGGGCGGCAAGAACTTTCTTCACGTTTTTCGCTGTGAGTCCTTCAAGGTAATTCGCATAGGCTGACACCAGCTCTATCGCATCGGTCAGCATCGCGTTGTACACCTCGAACTCTTCGTTCACTGTGAATGAGAATCCGCGCTTGCCTTGCCACTTCTTGTGGCACTTGAGACAAAGACGAGCGACCCTGAAGTCACTACCTTTCTGCCCCATCCCTTTTTCTCCGAAATGATGTCGCTCTTTCGCCGGAACCACTTCTCCGTGTATCTTTCGACAGATACAGCAGACTCCGCCTTGTTCCGCCGCAAACCTGAGAAACTCTTTGGACTCGTACCTCTCCTCGGTACCTACCATGTTCTCCATTCGCTCCCTGAGCGGTATACCCGTACTGTTTGGTATGGCGCGAGTGCCACTGTGGCTTGTCCGTCAATTGTCGCTCCGCCTTGCGCATTCAACGAACAGCCGGTCACGTTCGCGGCCTTGATTATGAATATCGTACCAGTGGGAATCTCACCATGCAACGGTAAAGACAAAACCAGTGCATTTTGTTGAAGCTCAACGATCACGTCTGTTGTTACGACGTTCCCGGAGATGACTACAACACGCACTGGCCACTGGTTATTCGGTTTAACATTTCCACCCAACCATGTCGAAATGCCCTCGATAATGGTCTCCATCACAGAGGGACTCGGCCTCCATGCCGCGCCCGTTTCACGGTTGACTCCGCCAAGCTTGACGTAGTTCCCCTCAGAGCCGAGGGATAGCTTCAACGTGTCTCGGCCTACATCGGCTATCGCCTTGACATTGGCAATGATGTCTTCTTTGACTCCCATCTACTTAATTCTCCTCTTGAACTCCAGGCCGCGCTTCCCATTGGCCCTTCGTATCGCATCTGAAAAAGACAACCCCAGCAACCAGATAAGAGCGACTCCGAAGATGAGAGCCAGCACCATCATCGAGTACAGGACCTGTGGTATGCGAGCTTCCGACTACACAGTCTGCACTTATCGAAGTCGCCTTCTCTCTCGTACTCGCAAGCAGGCGCACCATTCTGTGCGCCACACCTTCCCGAAGATGACAGGAAGAAGCAAAGAATCACTGAGTCCTTCCCGTGGATCTCTCCGCCACATGCATCACACCGTGACACGTTGACTTCTCCGGATACCGCATCCACTGGGTGAGCCTCGCGCTCGAACTCAATCTCCGCGCCTTGTTCAGTGACCGCAACGAGACGCCCTATCGCAATATCCTCTTCGCGATCTCCATGCTCATCCATCGCCTTCACTTGGACCACATGGTAGAAGAGGTGCTTCACGTCCACCTTGACCGCCTTCACAACCTCTGCCGCCGGCAATGGTGGTTGGGTTGGTAGAAGCTGTCCCTCCCTGACTCCGAGATCTATTGCTGGACCAGCATCTTCGCTGCCGAGTAGTTCTGACCACTTACTCATCTACTGGTTCCGTCTCTGGTCAGCAACACGTCTCGCATGGGCCATCGTCCTTCCCTGCTGTGGATTTCCGATGGGTTTCCCTCCTCTGGTCACCGGCTTTTTCTTTTTCTTCAAGAGCATGTCACCCTTGGTCTTCACTACGCCGATGTATTCGATGCCCCTCTTCCCGGCTTCGGAATCCGTAAGTAGGTTGAGCGACATGAGGTCGAACCCCTCTTTCCTCACAACTTCTCGGATCTTTGCCTTCGCCTTGAGGATGTCTCCAACCCCCATGGTGACCTCGATCACTTTGAACAATTTGCCTTTGCTTCCTTTCTCGCAAAGACCAACCCTCCGAATCATCGGCTGAAATCCGTTCTCACTCATTAATCCCCTCCTTCAAGGGTTCTGCTGTGGGAGTGGCCGGCTCGTACGCCATACACTCTTTCCAGCGGTTGACAAAGGTGCATGTCCCCTTGCCTTTCAGTTTCATGCAAAGCCCGTCGTAGGCTCGCATTCTCCTACATTCAATTCTGTCAACAAGCTGCTCGACGCACGTTTGGATATATCGTCTCGAACGTGGTCCTAGCATGACATTCTCTTCGACTTTTTTCTTGAGCTTGGACAGCTCCCGATGATTCTCACCGTTCGGGTCTGCCACTGACAGAAGGAAGTCCAGGACATCTCTGACATCCGCGAACTGTTCGAAGCTGGCGTTCATCTCAATCTCCGTACATCAGCATCTCCGCATCTACTCTTGCGCGGTAGAGGGAAAGCGCTCTTGACCTCTCGACGCCTGGCTTGAAACGTCGACAGGTCTTTTCTTTCTTGCTCTTCTGAGCAGGGGGGCCGCTGGCATAGAGGGACAACGGACCAACCCAACTTGAATCATCCCAGCCATTCTCTTCCAGTTCGTCGCCTTCACACCATTGAACACGTGATGCAAGCCACCTGACTCCAAGCATCACACCAAGCTTCGTGTTGTTCTTCACCTGCTCCCTGGAGTATCCGGCGAGAGCCACCCCCCACACCTGCATCATCCCCACTTCGAAGCGCGGAGCTGCTCCCACAACCTCTGGACGAACTGAACTTTCCTTCTTCACGATGATTCCGGCGAGCAGGTGATCGTTCATGTGGCCTGGGAGCTTCCCTCCAATATCTGTCTCGTTGTTCTGGTAGTAGACCACCCAGTCTGCAACAATCTCAGCGTAGCGGTCGAACTTCTCCCTACGAGGGTCTGCCTTCTTCGCCCCATCGTCATCGAACATCAGATTCCAAAGAACAACCAGCTCATCGACCATCGTATCGTAGGAAACCTCGTACTCTGCCCTGTCTGATTCATCGACCTTCGAGTCTGGCATCTCTACTGGATATTCCACTCCGGCCATCGCATCGCATTCGCAGCAATGCTCGTGGAGATATTGTGGCTCCGGCTCCTCTTGCAGCCATGGAGCATCGTTCTGTGCTTCGGATGCCATGGCAACCTCCTCCTGAGATCCCCACGTGAATCCAACAATCAAAATCAATGCCACCAGTACTGCCGTCAGTACCGACACAACTTCGCTCTTCATCGTAACCTCCTTGCCAGGAGCTGCTTACAGGTAAAGCTCCTGATTCCCAGCGGCGAACGTCCAGAAGTAATCATGAACCTTCTCTTCGTATTCTTCCCATGGGAATCCGGCTGGGTCCGGCTTCCGACGTGTAACCTGCAAATGACCAATCAGGCCAGTATGCCCCTTGGGATTCTTCACCGTCGTACGTGGGATGTTTCCACGTGCGTTCCTTGGGAACACCGGTGGCGCTAGGTCGTCTGTTTTCGTCCCCTTCAAGATCTGAAGAGCGAGCCAGTTGCCTGCGCCGAGTCTGGCAAGCGCGTCTACCTGCGGGTCCGTGAAGCAGAACACCTTGATCTTCTGACCGTGGATGGTGTCGATCTTCGTCTTGTGCGGAAGATTGTTCGTTCGCTTGTTTCTCTTCTCGCTGTAATAGTTCGGCTTCTCGTCGTGGAACGGGAACAGACAACACTCCACTCCGATGGACATCTGGTTGTGAGACCCACCATGTCTCGTGACATCCAGCGCATCGTTGAACTGCCAGATTTGCCCGTCATCATCGACGACATAGGTGACTGAGAGATTACGATACATGTACAGGGTCCTGAAGATGTTACCTGCGCCGTTTCCGTCGCCTCCGGAGTGATGGATAAAGAACTGCTTTATCCCCTTGAGGCCCGCCCTGCGGTGCCTGTACCGTGGTCCCCTGAAGTCGATGACCTTCACCTTGCCTGTCGCTCGGTCCTCTTCCTCGATATGGACGTGCTTCTTCGTGTATCCGTTGAAACCGCTCTTCTCGTTCCACCGGTGAACTCTCGTTCCGATGCAGAACTCGCGGCCTGCAAAGACAATGGCATTCCTTTTAGAGAATCCATCGCCCTCGAAATCTACTTTCGCGCTTTTCGCCAACATTGGCTCTTCCTTTCGCCTGTCTGTTTGCTCGTAAGATACTATCACAAATGAACTATTCGTTCACCTTAGTCCGGCTCGCCTCCCGGAACGGGCCTCGATGGCACCATCGGAGGCTCTTTCCCTTTCGGCTTTTCTGCATCTGGTCTCTGAGAGACGCCGAAGGTTCTGGCCGCCATCGTCGCCATCATGAACGAGTCCTTGGCGATCTTCATCTTGAGTCTCGCCATGGCCTCAAGGCAACTGACCGCTGTCTGGTGATCGCTCTCTCTCTCCGCGTTTTCGTACTTCGCGAAGAGAGAAGTCAGCTCCTCAGATGCTGCATCCGCAAGCATCTTGCTCAGGGTTGTTCCCGTGGTCGGTGTATTTTCTGCTTCACTCACTTGCCATCTCCTCGCGCTTGTGGGCGATTGCTGGTCGCTGCCACTTGTCTTTCGTTTCGAACTTCGAGTATCCAGCCGGAACAAGCTCCACTACCGAGACGGCTGCATCCATCAGCACTCCGCCGGAGTCCTTCTTCTCCATCTCTTCATCGTAGTACAACTCGAACTCAGCCTCGGCTTCGTCCTTCATCCAGAAGTAGACGTGCGGACGCTGGCCAGTGGAGGACACAGTCCTCTCATCTCCATCCACTCTGAGCAGGTAGCCACCGTTCTTCTCCCACATTCCCTTAAGCTCCTGGAGCGTTCCGACGCCTACCCTGGTTTGCTCTCGAATGTCGTTGATTCCTGCCTGAACTGCTCTCTCAAGCCTTCCGTGGTCAAAAACCTGCGTGTCTTCGCCGTCCTCGGTATCCTGGGCAGCTTCTTCACTCTCCTCTGGAGCTTCCTCCTCACCGTGCATCTTGCTCGCCAGATCCTCTCGCGTCTTCCTCCGGATGTCGCGAACCTGCCGCTGGGTAAGTTCCTTCTTGGCCTTTTCTGCCGCTGCTGCGACCGCCTCATCCTGCGCGTCTACGATGGCTACCGCTCTCGGATCTGCTCCTGCAATGAAGTCAGCAGCCATGGCCTCCAGGGCGAACCCTTGCCACGTTGTTTGCTGATACTCCTCCTGGCCGTAGTTCATGACGCGGATCACCTCCAGCGCCCTTTGAACCGTCTTTGAAGCTTCAACTCCAATACGGAACCTGAACTGCCTGAACCCCTGCTCTCCGAGGGTCTTTGGCTTCTCGTTCTCCGGGACCTCTTTCTTCTTTCTCGTCGAAATGCCCGAAGGGCCGATCACCTTCTCGGTGACGGCAACACTGATGGCTCCCTCGTCTACCGGGGCGAAGGCGATGTTCCCCTTTACTGTCGTCTCTCCCTTGCACTTCACGCATGTGATCGCAACGGAGTCTTTCAACTGCTTGCGGACCACGAACTTCGCGCTTCCGCACTGGCAGACGACAAGCGTAATGTCTTTCACTCCTGGAGTGATTGTTTTACCAGGCTCCAAATTCGTCGTCATCTTCTGCATCTCCTCGTTGTTCGGGAGCATCTCCTCCCGTCATCTCAGAATCAATCCGCATCTGTGGATTCCTGCGGACCTCTTCAACCTGTCCTCCGGTCTGCTCATCTGTGATGAACATCCTACTCAGGTCGCACCAAAGCTTGACGCGACCGGTCTTTCCATGATTGGCCTTCCCAACGTTCAGCTCCAACTCATGCTCGTCGTGTTCCGGCTTGTAATACGACGGCCTGTACATGAGCCACACTGCCCTCGCCACCTGTTCAATCTCGCCTGTTTCCTTCAGATCCGACATCCTCGGACGCTTATCCGGACGGCTTTCAACACCGCGGTTCAACTGAGAAACGGCAATCACGGGAAGGTTCAGCTCCTTTGCCATATCAGCAAACAGCTTCGCCGCCTTGCTCACCACTTCCAGCCTGTCACCTTCTCCATGGACATGCTGCAAGTGGTCAATCGCCACACAGTCCAAGCCGTGAAGATCCATGTGAGCCGTGATCACCTGCTTGACGCGATCTGCCGTCATGCCTGCAAAGTCAGCGACCCAGAAGGGTAGTCCCTTTATTTTCTGAGCTGCACCCTCCAGGGCATATCTGTCGTCCGGCTTTGTTCTTCTCAGCACGAGGTTCTGCAAATCCATATCTGCAAATCTCGCCAGTGTTCGTAGCGAAAGGAACTTTCGAACATCCTCTAAGGATACGTACAAAGACTTCTTCTGAGACAACGCGGTGTTCAGGCAAATGTTCAGCGCCATTGCGCTCTTACCCATTCCCGGCCTACCCGCAATCACATGCATCAGTCCTGGGTATAGCCCGCCTGTCACATCATCGAGATCTCCGATTCCTGTCTTCACAAGACCTTCCGGCTCACGTCCTTCAATCACTTCCTCGACCACTTCGTCGATGTCCGCATCGATACGAATGGCCGATAGTCCCGCTGTCCTCTCTGCGGTTGCCGCGAGTATCGAAGCTCGTGACTCATTCATGAACGTGTCCACGTCGCTCAAATCGCTGAAGCCATCGGCTACAATCTGCTGAGCTGCGTAGATCATCTTTCGAACGATTTCCTTTTCCCTGATGATCTTCGCGTAGTAGTCGACATTGGCAACCGTTGCCACCGCATCGGTGAGCTTGTCGAGGGCCATGATGCCGCCGACCTTTTGCAGATCGCCTGCGCTGGAAAGTTCCTCTCCAAGGGTCACGTGGTCAATGGGGTCTCCTTTCATATCGAGGTCATCCATCGCCTGGAAAATCCTGCGATTCGCCTCAACGTAGAACGAATCCACCGTGACGACATTCTTGACCACTCTCAACGCTCTGTTGTTCAGAAGGATAGCTCCGAGAACTGCCTGCTCTGCTGTACGACTGTAAGGGGGAATTCTCCCTCCGTGCCATTCGCTTTGCGGTGCGCCTCTATTTTGCATCTTGCACCTTCTTCTTCAGATCGTACACCGATTCGCCTGCATCGTCGTCATCTGCAACATACCCCCTTGTTCCCCCACCCTCCTGACGCCTGTTGAACCAATTCACCAAGAAACGATCCAGCATCACTTTCGCCTTGCTCTTGTTCGTAAGAGTCCAGTTCGCCGCTCTGCCTATTTCTATGACTGGATCAATCCCTGGGTATGCGCTGCCACCGAGAATCTCGCCAAGGGCTATGATGTCGATGTCTATTTCTCCCAGCGTCACCGGTTCCTCGCTTCTCGCATAGGTGAATTTCTGTCCCTTCAGCGCGTCATACGCTGCTCTCTGTTTTTTATTGAGCTTAGAGAGACGCTCCTTGGTAGCGGAGGGGCTTGCCTTGGCAGGCCCCTCTTCTCTTGTATTGTTCTTGTTACTGTCCTTGTTACTGATCTTGTTACTGATCTTGCTATTGTTACTGTTCTTGGTTTCGGCAATGTTGGCGCCAAGGTTTAGGTCAAGGTTCCCACCAACGTTGGTACCAACGTTACCCCCAACATTGGTACCAACGTTACCCTCAACGTTTCCTCTGTCTATTTGTGGCAGCGTTTCCTGAGCAATTTCGGACTCTTTGAAGTGCGGCCCGTATAGTACCTCATCGAACTTCGCCACCCTTCCGCAGTCCTCTCCGAGTTCTTCCACCAACGCTTTTCTCGCGTATCTCAACCAACTCGACTTGAGGGGAGTGTCCGGAACCTCCATGAACGACCGATGCCAGTGGGTAACAACATTCGGCGAAGACGGAAGATTGTGCTTCACCGAGTTGGTCACGAGCATCACCTTCGCCTCTGAGTCAACCTCCAGCCACTTCCGCCTTCGTATCTCCTGGATGGCGTTCTCGATTCTCTCCAAACTTTTGATTCCATCGCGTTCATACCACTTCAAATCGTCCGCCATGGTCAGCACCGATGTAACGACCAGCCCCGGAGCATCGGATGTTCTGTGGCTGCCCAGCAGATATAACCAAATCTGTCTGGCATCATCCGACATGGAGAGAAAGCGATTGTCGCTCCACATGTAGCATTCAGTCTTGCGATACTTTCTCTTCTTCTGCGTCCCTCCCATCGTCTATTCCTCCGATGGCAGAAGCTCTTTCTGCTCTCCCTTCTTTTTCCCTCCATTGCCGTTCTTCTTCTTCGCACGCTCTCGTGCTGCTTCGAGGGCTTTCCTATCCTCTGCGCTCATCCCGTTCGAGTCCCGTTCTTCTTCCTTGGTCTCCTCTTGCTCGGTCTCCTCTTCCGGCCCTTCTGTTTCTTCCTCCGGAGGTTTTTCATCGCCACCGTTTTTCTTTTCCTCCTGCTCTTGCCGTAGCTTCGCCTTGAGATCTTCGCCTGTTTGCTCTGTCGCGCCCATATCTTGCACTTCATGCTGTGATTCCACTGCTTCTTCAATGTCCGGGAGAATCTCAGCTACTGTGGCTCCCAAGTTCTGATCATATCCAAACGTCGCTGCCTCATCCAAGGCTACAGCCCTTTCAAACGTTGGTGATAGAGGGAGAAGTTTCGAGGCTTGCAAAATTACTGTCTTCTTGGCCATCCAGTCCAAATAATCAACCCACGTGCTTGATGTTTCTTTTTCGGAGCCATCATATTTCTTCTTTATGGCCACTTCTTCGCCATTCTCGTTTGTCGTGATATAGATGTTTTTCTTCGCCAACACCTTCTCTCTATGGTCGAGAATGTCCATCCAGTTCATCACCTCGAAATGCTCCTCGCCATTCTTCATCACCACAAAGGTGTACACGGCGACCTTCTCTCCTCTTTCAGAATGCCTTTTCGTGTGATCCCAAGAGTGATGAAGGTGGCGCTTAGACCCTTTCGAAAACTCGAACTCGTCTTTGGAAAACACTATCTGCGCGTCAAAGTCATTGACTTCACCTGTTGCGCGAGCGAGGTGGACATATCCCTTGTAGCCAGGGACTAACTGTGCCTCGTTCCTTTTCTTCTTCCAGTTCCAGAACGCCACAATGTGCGCGTGTCCAAGTATCGAATCCGGGATGAGTCCAAGCTGCGCACACTCCAGAACAGCACCCACAAACGATGTTGGTGTCACCGACAAAAGTTCTGGCTTCCCTCTCCACAGGGTCAAGGCTGCTCTGATCATCTTGTCCGGAGCTATATATTTGGGTAACGCCCTGGAAAGCTCTACCTTCGTCTGGTTGAGCATTGCCGAAATTCCTTCGTATGACTTCTGGTATATTGCGATTTCTTTGTCTGTCATTTTTCTAAATCCCTCCTTCTTGCCTGCCAGCAAGAATTACTTTTTGTCTGCTTCCGGTCGTTTCCCTACGTACACTGTCAAGGACGGACGTTTGCTCCAGCGCTCCACCTTGAATTTCGCCGGCTTCACTTCCGGATGTGTTGCCACCAACAACTTCATGTCCATCGACGTCGATTTCGACGGTCTGAACGTCATCTTCTTGCCGTGGACAGATACAGCCTCCTCCTCGGAAATCTCCATGAGACCAGCCAGCACAACCTTCGCTGCGTCTTTTGCCTCTTCCGCATCCTTGTGCGCCCAGTGAGCCTTTACGTACTGCTCCATCGCCTTGGTCATGGCTTCGCTGTCGCTCATGTCTTTGTACTCGCCGGACTTCATCTTCATCACCGGCGCCTCGTACACGTAGTTCTCATCGCGAGGCGGCTCTTGCCGAAGGACATGGTTCTCCCAGAACTCTTTGCCCTTGGCGATGATCATCTCGATCATCTCCTCGTCTCGCTCCAGCGGAAAGTACAGGCAGTCCCAATACTCAGCCGAGAACACCGAGAAGTGGTTGACCGAGGCACCCGTGACAGCCATCTGCGCCTGCCCCTGGATCTGGTAGATTTCACTCAACCCCTGCTCTTTGATCTCCTGGTACTTGTACGCCCAGACACTCTTCGCTTCCGCGATCTCCTTTCTTGGGTCTCCTACGAAAGCGTCGAGGTTGGCAAACATCCATGGTTGCTCTGGATGAGCAAACCAGAACTTCCCGTACCTCTCTTCGTCTGTCTGCGGGACTACCAATTCAAGCCCTGATTTCTTTCTCAGCGCTTCGAGTGCATGGGGTTCGAGTGCGTGGCCGCGCTCGAAGATCTTCTGGTCCTGGTTCCCCATGTCTGCCCCTATCTTGGACAGATACACGTCTATGGGTTTCTGCTCATACGCTTCACCCAGTACGATGATCGGCATGTCCGATGCACCAAGACCTGAACGACGACGCTTTACCCACTGTTCGTGGAGCATATCAATCGCTGCTTCCCCCATTTTCAGCCTCCTTCATGTTCCATTCCATGATTAGTTTTGCCGCCTCTTCGGCGACTTCCCTTCTGTTTGATTCGCCTGGATACTTGTCGTCCGCCTTCACGTACCAGGCTATTGATTCAGAATCTTCCTCTCTACAGGCAGGCAGGAACGAACACAGACCGTGAACTCCTTTGCACGCACCGATGTTCTTCGGCCAGATTTCTCTCCTCCGCTGCCGCTTGATGTCAGAGAACACCTCCCAAGCTTCCCTTTCCCAATGAACTCCGCCAGCCGGGGAAACTGGAGTCTCGAACCTGTAGGCAAAGGTCTCGCCTTTCACCTTCAGACGGTCGATTACCCTTCCACACTTCTCCTTTATTTTGTCGGTGTCAAGGTGTTTATGTTTCAAAACCGCAGAAGACCACACGCGAAGGGTCGTATCAACTGATTCCGAGCTGGGCAGCCCCACGCCTGTGTTTGCGCACTCTTCGCACCCCTTGCCCTTACACTTTGTACACTTGAGCATCTTCGGCTCTCTTGGTGCTTTTGTCCTTACGACATCAAACACGATTCTGTCGATGGGTACCTTGAGCAGGTGCATCGCAAGCCAGAGGTGAGGTCTCCAATCTATTCGCTCTCTCAGTTCCGATTCAACCTCTTGCCTGTTCGGATTCGAAGTGAAGTACCTCACAAGCAGCGCCGGCTTCATTCCGGTCGAACATTCGTGCATCACCACACCGTCCAACCTAATCGCCACCTTGCTCATGCTCTGTCTTCGCGTTTTGGGGTTCAGGATTCTGCCTTCGAGGATGCGACCGACCAACGGTTCGAGCTTCTTCGATTTGGTGTTCCTGAGTCTACTCGCCTCAACCTGCTTGAACGACAGCCTCCTATCTTCCGACAGGTGTGTCGCGTGGTAGTACGCCGCGATATTGTTGGCTTCATCGCAGATCTCTCGGATCTCTTCTTGGTTGAACCCTTCCTGCGTGACCTGCGCTTTCCACATGTGCAGCGCTGTGTTCATCACCCTCGGCACATCCGCGATGCTCATCGCGATGGCGATGTCTCTCGCTCGAAACAGCTCCGCAAGAAGCTCCTTCAATGAGAGCTTCCCACGACCTGCTCTCCGCAGTCCGTTGACGTGGGCCATCTCATATTTTTTGCGGCATGTTGCGAAGATTTCGAGCATACGGGGGGTGTGCGATCCAAGTCGCTTTCTACGTCCCATCTGTTGTTTCTCCCTTCTGTTCTCTGCATTTCCTGGGAGCGGCGGACGCATCGAATCGAGCGTGGCAGGCTGAGTCGGCAAGAGTGAAGGAGGAACTCAAACCGACTTGACTCGGCACGTCCGCGGCTCCCAGGAACAAGGAGTCCGCTAGAGATTGTCTAGCATCAACCTCCCGTACTCTTCCGCCGTGACCGGGGTAAGAAGCATCTGAATGTCAGTGTCCAACGCCTTCGCCAGTTCCGCCATCTGGGAAGTCGTAGGGTCGTTCCGTTTCAGCAAGTGCGCCAGTGACTGAGGAGTGCGCCCCATCTCCCTGGCCAGCTCCGAAACTTTCATACCCTTTGCTGTGAGCAGCATGTTCACACGTGCCGCTACATTCACACTTTCTTTGTTTTTTCCGCCAGCCATGTCTTTTTCTTCCATTTCTTTCTCATTCCGCTTTCATCTACATTCTACCAAAAACGTTCATTTGTCAAACGTTTCACGGTCCCTATCTGTCGTTTTGTCCGTTTTGACCAAAAGGGGGAAACGGCAAAACTCCGCCCTCTTCCTCCATCTTCTTGAGTTCTTTTTCTGCTACCTCTCCTACTGATTGCGGCTCCGAGGAACGCGATGTCACAACCTCGAAGTCCACCGTTGATACATACAGCTCGTGTCCGCAGGCGCTGTCCCATATGGCCATCGTGTGAGGAGAAACAAAGCGTGTCACCTCCACGATCTCTCCGCGATGAAAAGGCTCGTACTCGTTCTTCGGCTTACCCAACGTCTCTCCAATGGTCCCGTGAACGGCTGCGTCCCTCACAATGCACTTCGCGTATGTATTCGGATTCGCGTTTCGTGGATATTGCTGTTTGCTCATGTTGTCTCCCGTGTTGCTGTGTTTTGTGTCTTTTCTTTTATAATACTCACATTACTTGTTTTTGCAAGTTTTTTGTTCTTTTTAAAGTCTGCGTGAAACACCCACCCGTTTCACGTGAAACTCCTTTGTGTTTCACGGCCAGAATGGCTCTACGGCCTTCAGTACCGCCCGTGTAGCCTCGTTCGCCTTGTCAGCGTTGTGTGTTGTTGCAGCCTCGCGAAGAGCCTCTACGGTGTCCCAGAGCGGCTCTAGCTTATCGATAGTCTCGGCTGAAAAAGTCGCTTTGGTTCGCGTGGAGTCGGAGATCAGCTCTCGCATAGCATCCACCTGCGAGATCGCCTCACCCTCCTTCCCGGCGCTCATCAGCGCATCAAACTTCTCAATCCAGCTCACCATGTGCGTCTGGAGCTGCAACAAGTATGATCTTTCTTTGTCTCTCACGCGTCGCCTCCTATTCCCATGCTGATGAAGACCGGGCCTGACCCGAGCTTCTCAACACTCCATCTCACAATCCGTGTCATGATGAGCGCAGTCGCACCATTGATCTGAAGCTCCATGACAGTGCCTTCTCCAAGCTCCATCGCCTCCATGGCGTTCTCCGCGCACCTGCTCATGGCCTCGACATTGCTACCTTTCGGCAGCGTGCCTTCCAGAAGTTTCTCGGACAGATCTTTCATCTCCAAAAGAAGTTCGTTGGCCCTCTTCACTTTGGCCTTCATCTGCTGGTCTCTGGCAAGTGCCGCCTTATCTGCTCTCTCTCGTTCTCTCTTTTCCTCCAGGTCGACATCTTCCTTCCGGATTCTCTTGCCGCCTGGAGTGACAATCCATTCGCTCATCTCAAACCTCCGCAAACAGGTGATGCATCTTCTCATCATCCGCAATCGCATTGGCCAGGAAGACAACATCATCGCTGAACTTCTCGACCGTGTGTTGTCCGCCGGCATTTCCCACCAGGATGCTCCAGAAGCTGAACTTCAAGGACGACTTCGCAGAGTCAAACCCCATCAGCCACTGGTCTGTCACATGGCAGGCTCCATCCGTCACCATCACGATGTCAGCCTTCTCGAATACCTTCTGTTTTTTCACCTTCTCTACGGCCTTCGTGATCGGCCCCTCAAACGATGTGCCGCCTTCGCTCGCCTTCCGTCCGACGATCTCCATGAGTTTCGATACCTTTTCGCTGTACTCCCCAGGGAGTATTTCAAGCTCTCCCACAACTCCCACACCGAACATCATCACGCAGAACGCTCTCTTCTGCCTTGCTGCGATCTCCATGAAGGCCATAGCCACCGCCGCCGCCCACGAGTCCGCATCGTTGGCATTCATCGACGCGGACTTATCGAGCAGCATCACAATCGGCCCCTTGGCCTCTTTCTCCCTGGTCTTTGTCTCGTACTGGAGAAGCGACTTGTTCATGAGCTTCCGTGCAAAAAGGACCTCTCTCACCGGGTCCATCGCGTCCATCATCTCGCTCGGCACAACCCTACTGAAGTCCGCTCCCATCTCGATACCTGTGAAGCATCCGTGGCTCTTCTTCGGTTTCGACTTCTGCTTGTTCACCGCGATCCTGCGAAGGCGACCCGCCAGCTCCATGATCTTGAAGATCCTGGGGTTGTTGGCGACCACTTTCGCCAACTTCTTACCCATATTGTTCCGTCCATCTCTCCCGGAATGAAGTCCCTCGCCGGCGGCCAGGCCAACTCCATCGATTATCGTATCTACCGCGTCGATAGCCTCGTTGACCTTGATCGCCGCCTCGCGTGCTGCGTTCCTGACCTCCAAAGGATCAATCAGGTCTCCCGCATCAACGCTGTGCTTTCTCTTTGCGTCTGCCCTGGATTGAGCCTGCTGTGCCTGCTGCTCGATGCTCTCTTTCAGCGCCTCATCCTTCTGTGTGACCGCCAACCTCCGGAGGTACTCTGCCACCTCTTCGTCCTTCGTGGGGTCCTCCACCTTCTCTTTCGAGTGGGCAACCTTCTCCATGAACGACTTCATGAAGCTCGTGGCTGCCATGCCTGCCCACCAGTTGTTTCCCTCGCAACGCTCCAGGAGAGCCTTCCCCTCGCCGATACCAAGGGCCTCGTGAGCCTTCTGCGCCCATCGCATATGGTCTGCCACTTCTTCCGAACGCTCCACCTTGTCACCGGTGAACGCCCTGGCGAAGACCTCCGCAGCGAAGTCATCGAAGTTGTCGTACTTGCCCTCTCCCTTGGCCACGGCCTCCCTCGACGCCGGTTCACCAGATTCGTGAACCTTCCACAGCGCCTCCTGGAATTCCGATGTCTGATAAACGTGGGTCATGACTAGCTCCCTGAGCGAATCAGCTCAATCGAACGTTTCTCGCAAAGGCTCATGGCGCCATCCACCTTTTTGCACGCCTCTACCACTTGCGGAGGAGCATCCACTCCCGCGTCCAAAGCGTCTTTCGTCAACTGGTTGAGTTTCTTCCTCATGTCCTGAAGCTGTCCGGACACCTTGGTCACATCCGCCACCAGTTCATGGGCTGGCTTCTGTTCGAGCAGGGCCAGATCCGGAAGACTCCGAACCGCTGCGTCTGCCAAGTCGGAGATAGCAAGCGCCTTGTAACCGAAGGGGTCTGCCGCCAGGCCAATCACCTTGCTCATTCTGTCCTTGTCCGTGTGCTGGTCCCACAGGCTATTGGACAGCGCCCTGAAATCCTCCGGTGTGATGTGCTTTCTACCGTTGATTACCGCTGAGGCTCTCAGAATGGCCTTGGCTTTGACCCACCGCCTGTCTGACACCGTGAACCCTGCGTCCTTGATTCCCGCCTTCACATCCAGCAGGAGGCCGACTGGAACGCCTTCCAGTGGGATGGTCTCGGCAATCTCGCGAAGCTCTTCGATGTCTCCATCCTCCAGGTGGTTCTCGATGTCGCTCACGCCGTCCACAAGAAGCGCTTCCATGTTGTCTCTGTCAGAGATGTATTCCACCCAGAAGCGAACAGTAAACCTGTCGAACAAAGCCTCCAGCCCTTCGTCGTCGTCTGGGTATTCGTTCGACGCTCCCACGGTGATTTCCAGGGGCATCTCCTCAGCCCCATCACCATTCACGAACATTCGCTCCTCCAGCGCCATCAGCAACGACTGGAGAATAGCTGGCGACGACTTGAAGATCTCGTCTGCGAAGAACACCGACGCCTCCGGAAGACGCATACTCGTCACCCTTCTGAGCTTGTCCTTCTTCAATCCCTCGAACGACACCGGCCCAAAGATGTCGTCCATCAGCGTGAACTTGCCCATGAGGAACTGGAAAAAACCACCCTTGGCCATATCACCCATCGCGTCTGGGGTGATCGTCTCGTAGAACTTCCGGACCAGGAGTGACTTCCCTGTTCCCGGAGGCCCCAGAAGCAAAACGTTCTGCATGGCGATCAGCGCGATGAATAGACCATCGACCACCTGCTCCCTCTCCTTGAACTTCGACTTCAATTCTTCACGCACCGCTGCGAGTCTTTCGATTGCACTGCTCATGTTTTTTGTTCCTTTCCTTTATGATTTCGCTACCTTGAGCGAACGATTGTGATCTGAAACTCGGAGCCGTCAGCATTGCGAAGAACAATCCCTTGCTGACACGTCATGACGCCGGCATCTTCAAAGGTGACCGCTTTATCGACCGTGGTCCCCATTCCCTCTTCCATGAGTTCGGCTATCTCTTGAACCGTTTCTCCAAGCTCGTCTGCTTCCATGCCGTTCACGGCGTCGTTTGCGAGATTGAAAAGGGCTACCATTGCGCTTTGGATATTTTCGTCGTGGCTCATGATTTCCTCCAATTTGTTTGGTGTGTTTGAGTTCATACATATAACCTAACATTATTACCTACTTTTGCAAGTAATTTTTTAAAAATAAAACGTTTTTTTATAATTAAAGGGAATCGGTGTTTTTACGCGGCGGGTTCGGACTGGGAAGAGCGAGCCATGATGATGTCCACACCCTGCTTCTCAAGGTCCTGGATGGCTTCCGCGATGTCATTGGTCTCGACCTCGAAGTAGCGGCGCCAGACCTCCAACTTCGTCCGGAGGTTCTTGAGATCGTCCATGCGCTTCTCGATGGTGGACTCTCTGGTCTTTTCATCGAACTTCTCGACCTTGGCCTTGAGAGATTTCACCTGCTGCACCGCGCTGTTCTCGACCATGCGCTTCATGGTCTCCTTCGCCTTGTCCGTGCTGAAGATGGGAATGATGACCGGCTGACCACCGAGGGCCTTCAGGAATCGTTCCCAGCCTTCTACCTCGCTGGTTCGGTGTGAAGGAATCCACCACATTCCACCGTGGTCGATGACTCGTACACCGTCCCAAGCTTCGAACGCTCGCTGGAAGGCGATCCGTACATCGTTGGGACGAATGGTGTCACACGCCTGCTTGTACGACTCGAAGATCTCGTTGGCCACGTCGCTGTCGTTTCCTGCAACGAAGCACTCCGCTGTCACGCCGCCGGCGTTGTACTTCTTCTTGTCAAAAGCAACTCGAACCACCTCATCGAAGTGGGCCTCTTTCCCTGCCACGAAGTCCGCAGCGTCGGTCTCTTCTCTCGTGATCTGTCCGCTCGCCAGTGCCGCTTCGACCACCGAGCGCTCCACGATGGCATGGACCTGCTTGAACTCATTGTTCTCCAAAAGGATCGGCTCGAACTGCTTCGTGTCCGACACTCCCGTGGTCTGGTCCCTGACCGCCCTGAGATACGCACATGGCGGTGTGATGTTGGGAACCTTCAGGAATTCTGCAATGCCACACTCCGCGGCGACCCTGATGGCCTCCGTCTTCGTGGTGCTGACACCGGTGAGCGACCAGCCCACGAAGTGTCCGAGCAGATGCTCCTTCATGTCCTTGTCCGTCAGCGCTTCATTCAGAACCTTGATTGTCTCTGTCTTCGTCATCGGCTTCCTCCTTAGATTTCTTTCCACCCGCCTGCTTCGTCCGGGTATCCGCCACATACCGGACACACTCGCCCGGCATTCTCTTCGATTGTATCCTCCAGGCAAATGGGACAGCGGTATGCTGCTACCTGGCTGTTATTCAATGATCTCTCTTTCCAGATCCGTAGTGCATCGTCCTTATCATTGGCCTCCACCGTTCCCAGTATGGTCTGAAAACCATGTTGGAATCTCTCCTCTTCCGGCTCAGTGGGCTTTGCTATTTCGATAGTCTTGCTGTTGAACACACCCGTGAACTTCCAAATCGTGAAGCTTCTTTTCTCTTGGTTCGACATTTAGGCACCCACCACTTCTTCAAAGATTTCGCAGTCTTTGACGTTGTATATTGACACACCGCGAAGTCCAATCGATTCGCCATGCTCTATCTCCACCATCACATGAGGAAAGTTCTTCCAGAACTCCACCTTTGTGACTTTGCCCAGAACGTTGTGTTTGGGTCCGCCCCAGACAACAACACCCTCTTGGATTGGGCTGGATGAATGCGCTTGCCTTGCTTTTTCTATCAGTTCATTTTTGCTCATGTTTTTGCTCTCTTGTTTTGGTGTGCTTGAGTTCATAAGTTAAACCTAGCATGTTTGCCCGCGTTTGCAAGTTATTTTTGTTTTTTAAAGCATTTTTTTCTTTTGCATGTTTTGCTTTATTATTCACATTGTTTGGCATGGTATTTGGCTGGCATCCGGAAACATCCGGATATGCATCGAGAAGTGACCGTTGTTCCATCAGGCTGTATCTCCTAAGTCGTTGTGTACGTATGGTTTTCAGGAATTACAGTGCCGCAAATTCCCGGATGTATCGTGTTGGACGTTCTCGCGTTTTGAATATGAGGATAAAGGGGAGAACTATCTCAGCGTACACGTTGGATACGCAAGCCTACGCTCACATGGACTTCAAGCAGGTTTCTGGTGGATGGCGGATAAGTATCCAGGTTATCGGTGGTTTATAAACGGCACCCTGATGGTATCGTCGACGTTTCTCGCAAACGCTCCATGGATATGGATTCCATCGAAGAGCATTCTCGCCGGCGCATAAGATCCTGAAGCCCAGCCGTCAACCAGGCGTAAGACCTCCGAGCTTTCCTTGTTGTCGTTCTTATCATCGACCCTCATCACCGGGAATTTCTCGATGTACAGATAGTCGTTCGTGTCATCGTCCTCACTCTGACACCAGACGTTCATTCCGTCGAAGACCATGTACAGCGGATGATGCTGCGCCGATGTGCCACCAGTGTAAGCCAGCTTGAACTCCAGCGGGTTGTAATCCGGCGTTCCGGAGGGATCGACGATGTTTCCAAGGCGCACCGCGGTGGTTCCATCCTGGAGTCTCGCCGGTACCCAGATCGCTCGACCATCCCAAAGCAAAGAGCGAACACGAGTGTTGCCCGACTGCGCCCACGGTCCGTTGGAACCACCGTTCGCACAGTTCGCTGTGCTTACCGCACACACTCTTGCCGTGGTTCCGTCGAGCGTCGACACGTAAACATCCGTACCGTCGTAGCAAATACCTCCATCTGAGTACTCCGTTGCGCTGCTTCTGCCACCTGGCCCTTCGCTCTGCTGCACTCCTTCCTTGTTGTAGATGATAAACGGGCCTGTGGCGGCGTTCATCGCAAGCGCTCCGCAAACCACGAAGATGTTGCTTCCGCCAATGAAACAAAGCGCATCTTTCTGGTCGCTCGCAACACCGCCTGCCGGCAAACTCACAGGCCATGAAAACGACGTGTCTTCTACGAATGCTCCACCCGTAATGGCGAATCTGCGCAACGTATCATCGTCGAACATGACCACAAGAGCAGACCCGTCACAGATCGCTGCCGATGCTGCCACCCCTGCACTTGCGTAGATATTCGTGCTGATGACCGGACCTGCGCTCTTGTTGTGTGGATCGTACAGCAGGGCAAAGTTGTTTCCTGTCGGTCCCGTGCTGTATACGTAAACTATTCCTGGCCTACTTCCATACCCATCCCCAAAGTCGTGATTCATGATCCCAATGTCTTTGAATTGATATGAAGAGTCCGGAGCGTGGGCATTTTCTCCCAGCCATGGATACCCGCTGTGGGCATCTCCGAATATATTTGACGCCAATCCAGAGTAACCGAGGTTCTTCGGAAGCATGGATACTCGCCCCTGCCTCACGATCAACTCAGCTTGCTCATGCAGTCCACCGCCTTGGTAGTCCTTCGAAGACTTCGCAACGCTGTTGGTAACTCCGGCCTGGAGAGTCTGGAGCGCTGAGCGCACATCGCTCGGCGTGGTTCCATCGTAGAAACCAACCCTGGAGGCTCCGTCATTTGCTGTGCTGTTTCCTCCAATGATGTTGATGAGAGACTGGAGGAACTGCGTCAACGTGTTCTGCACAATCCCCCAACCAAGGGTTCCGGATGTCACCGAGATGGCTTTCACGCCAACCTGGTCTGATCCTGAAGCTCCAGTCGCCGGCTGCTTCTGAAGTTCTTCAATGATCGCTTCTAGTCCAGCCTGAAGAGTTCCCGACGGCATGTAGTCATGAACAGACACGCCAATTCTTGACGCTCCCTCTGTACCATTCACCTGACTGGCAAGTGCAGTAACGATGGAGGCAAACGCTGCTTGAACCGTAGCTCCTGTAATCCACGTCTCGTCCGAGAATGTGATGGCCGTTGCTGCGTGGTTCGGCGCTCCGCCGGCGACGTGTCCGTCGATGGCATCCGCTGTGGCGACCAATGCCGCATACGCTGTCGTATCGCCCCAAGTGACGTGGCTTCCACCCGTTGTGTACCCCTCGGCACCGATCTTCTTGAGTCCGGAGTCAGTCGTCACTTTCGCCAGGTCGTAAACTATGGCGTCAAGAGCCTTCTGCATTGTGTTCGGCGGCGGCGCCGGGCCAGCAACATCTACCGAACCAGCCCACTGCTGGCCGAAGGTGAACGGCAACGAGCCGCTCCAAGACTCCAGCACCGTGTACAGATCCTGCAAAGCAGAATGCACGTCGCCAAACGTCTTGTCTCCAAGCGTGGAGTACGTCTCACGGAAAAAGTCCTCTCGACGATCCTTGAGAATGTCTCCCGTGTTGATCTCCGTCTGGCCGTAGCTCAGAAGAACATCGCCGATGAGCAACGCATCTCCGAGCAAGGCCGGCTTCGTGGCTGCCCCAACCGCAGCTTCCGCACCCTGCCTGATGAACAGAGTGTAGGACTCGTACTGCCGGGTGTAGACCTCGACACCGTTCCCATCCACAACCGGGTCCTGGGCGTTGCGTGCAAATCTCACGAACAACGAGATGTACTTCTCGTTTCCGGACGACGCCACCGCGGTCGAGGAGCCATACTCATCCACCGAGGCGTCAACGTCTTCCGTGTTCACCAACTGGATGCGCTCTCCACTCTTACCGAATGCCACACCTGGGCCGCCGACCCTGATGGCCATTCCCGGCGTCGGAGTCTCGGTCGGCGTGTAGTTCGAGACGATTCCACTGAAACCGAGATCCATCACGATTTCGCGGTCCGCATCTTCCGCCCACTCGAAAGCCTCATCCAGGTCTCCCTGAGTTACAATCTGTTTGTAATACCAATCTCGAAGGTTCATGCCACCCTCCTGCTAGGCGTGAAGCTCTGTTGTCACATCCAGCTCTGCCTCGCCCAACACCCAAATGTCCGGGAATGTTATTTCCTCGGAGCTTCTGACCTGAATCAGGTGGGTGTGTGCAGGCTTCATGTAATCGGCAATACGCCGAATTATTTGTTCTTCTTCCGACGTTAGCACGTCATCCGTCTCAATGTCGAATGAATACAAAGTCGCGCTCTCGCTCGGACCTAGTATTGTTCCACCGGTTCCGGACGCCGCTGCGTCCTCACCGAATTGCCACCCCATGGCGTCGTAGAGATCTCCTCCGAGAAGCTCTATCTCAGCATGTTCTCCAACCGTGGTCGAATAGATGGCCAGGTTGCTTGTGTCGACCCCGGCAACTGTCGCCGGCGAGAAGTTGAGAATCGCCGCCGCTGTGCCTCCAACGATGTCGATTGTAGCTGTCATTCCTCGCTGGATCGTCGCCAGGCGCACCCTACGGCCACTCATTCCCTGGATCTCGGCGCCCTGGGCGTTGATTACACTCGGAGCCGTCAACATCAATCTGGCTGCAACCTCGTCCGCCGTGGCCGTCCCTGGAGTCACGAAGTCGTACGGCCTGAACACCGCCGTGTACGACTGCCCTTCTATCTCGAACACGAGGGTCTCTCCGCCCACCAGGTTGAAGGTCTCTGCGTCTGAAATGGTGACACCATGGGTTCCCGGATGCACCGACCTCGCCTTTGCACCCAGCAACTGCGCATTGAGAGACACCACGATCTCCTCTGTCTCTACCGCCGCTGGGTCTGCCACGTCTCCTATGTTGAGTTCCACCGTCTCCGTGGTCGTCTTGTCGACCAGCATCTCAAGATCAAGCGGCCAGGTCAGGCCGCTGAAATCGTACGGCTCTCCCGCCGGCGACACAACCTCTGCGATACCGGCCTCTCCAAGCTCGTCCTCCCCAAGGGACCATCCCTCTACGGCGTAGGGGATAACTCTCACGGTCTTGTTGAGCAGGAAGAACACTACGCTCTCGATGCCGATGTCTGTCCCCTTGAGCTTGTAGATAGCCACCAAATACCGGAGCAACTTCTTTTCCTGGTTCTCTGTCAGCTCCAGCTCGGTCCAGTCCTGAAATGGATTACCCATGTCTCTGAGCATCTGCCGGATTACGTCGATGTCTGCCTTGTCCGGATCTCCCAACTGCTCCGGGAACAGGTCCAGGTCGTACAGAAGATGATCGAGAACTTCCTGCCAACAGTTGACGATTCTCCGCAACGCCCTGGTGACATCCTTCTCCCTTGCTTTCTGCGGAATCACTTGCCTCCAGAGATCGAAGAACCTTCCCTGTGGCTTTGGAGGCGTGAACCCTGTGAATGTCGCTGTCGTTGTCATTGGATCGCGTTCCCTGCCTTGTCTGTTACTGTGCTGCTCACATCAATCTGATACTCACATCCAGGGGTCTGCTCCCACTGAAAGGTCAAATCAAATTGCACATCGTTCGAGCCTGCAACGGCCTCAACGCTCACCACCTGGAGGTTGACCGCCGGCGTCGGCGTCACGTTGTGCCTTGTGATCGTGTACGCATCTGCGTTCAACGCAGACCCTGCCCCACTGGTGGCCATCGGTTCGTCGAACTCAAGCCGCAGAGTCATGCGGTCGATAGGAGTAGCCGACACGAGGCTCGGAGGATCAACATCTGCAATCGTGAACGTCCACGGAAGCGACGACCCCGCCACCGCCGGGCTGTGTCCCCATGGGAAATGTCCCCACGAACCATGTCCCCAGCCAAGCGAGCTACTTCCAACATCAATTCTGACATCGACCTCTTGCTCACTCGTAAACTGCGGCGGCGCTGTCTGCTGCGCAACGATGTCGTAGAACACGTAAGGGTCTGTCGGTCCCGACTGGGTGACTGTCCCTGTCCATGGCCCTGCCCAAGTAGCCGAAGCTCCATCCCAGGAAAGAACCTCCACATCTTCGACGTACATCTTGAACACACGAGGCGGAATCGACGCCGGGTCTCCGTTCAGATCAACAAGCGTTACTCGTATATCCGTATCCGGAGCCATGCCCGACTCGTCGGGCTGCGGGTCTCTCATTATCGCAGCAAACCCACCATCCTGGATCTGAGACTCGACGTTCTCGATTTCCAGAGCAGCAAGTATTTGTTCAACTGTCGCCACGTCTTCTCCTTACGGCGTCACACGGATGAGCTTCGGTACCAGCCGAACCTCCTCTCCACCGCCGTCGATGGTTCCTGGGTCGCCAAGGCCAAAGCCTTTGTTCCCTTCGTACTGTTTGGTCTCGAAGTCTTCCTTGTCTGCGTCCGCTCCAAGGTAGTCAATCGATCTTCCATCCCACTCAGCCATGTCTTACCCCCAAACCGGGACTGAACCGTTCCACGGCCAGATCACTTTCCCAACGGCGATGAACTGCCTGGTTCCATCATCCGGAAGCGTGTCGAATATCGCCATCTCAATGGGCCTCCACCAAATGTCCGTAAGACGTCCGTTGCTTCCTTTGATCCCTGGGTCCTTTCCGTACAAGCCCATCGGTTGCAACAGGTACCCTCCACCAGTATCCAGGTCCGAAGGATTGCAGTCTGCCCTTTGAGTTATAGGCTCGTTACCATCAGCGCACGCTTCACCGGTCGCATACATTTGGTGTATCGATCCGTTGACCTCCGCATAGATGTTCAGCCCAGTGTACCACCTCGCAAGAGTCGGCCACGTCTCATCGTTGGAGTCACCGATCCAGTCGAAGATAATCGGGTTCGTCCAGCCATCCGGAGCATTCGAAGGTTTCTCCAAGATGAAAGCTGCTACGCCAGGGTTGGTACCGTTGCTGATCGCGTAGAACCTGAAGCACTCTCCATCTGTCGACCACATGGAGTGCAATACCACGCGAGTCGATCCTCCATCTCTCCCAAGCGCTGACGACGTATTCGCATAGGTGATCTCTGTGTTCGCCGAAGTCGGCTTCGAGGTGGTGAGACCATCAGCGTTGTAGTGTCCCTTCACCAGGTAGACGTCGCACTGGTAGTCGTACGACGCCTGCATATCGATACACAACGATACTCCCAGCGTAGAGTTGTAAAGGATGCACCATGATCTCGTAGTAGAACCCCTGTTCAGGTCGTCTTTGTCGATCCAGAGGTCCGGGTCTGCGTCGCCCACATTCTTGTACGACGTAGCGTCACTCGACGCCTCTACAGCCCACTTCCCAGAATCAACCAACTGCTCCTTCATGTAGAAAAGGAGTGCGCGAGCGCGTTCGATGTCTGTCGCCGCAGCAAAATCTCGGATTTCGTTAACGTCGTAGTTCCAGGTTTTTTGAAGGGTTGGCAGTCCCATTTCTAATCTCCTTTGAGGCGAACGACAACGTCGATGGTGATCGCGTTCGCACCGTCATTGTTTCTCAGTTCACAGGCCAGGTCCCCGGCTGTGTTGACCTCCAGCCACCACTGGTTCCTGTCTTCGTAGTCCGCAGTCTGCAAATCTACGTTGTTCGTCTGATACAAGATGGTCCCGCCGGTCTGGTCCAGAATCTCGAAAACGATGTCCGTGGACAACCCACTCACCTTCGAGAGCTTCACCAGCTCCATGATGCCGGATTTGATATTTCCTGCTTCAATGGTAAAAGCAACATTGCCACCGGCGGGAACCACCACTTGTTCTGCTGAGCTACGATTGTCCTTGTAGGGGGTCATAGCTCGGTACAGCATCCCAGACACACCGTCTTCCCATAATCCTCGCATCGATTCAACAACCCACACCGACCCGGTCCCGCCGGTGTCTTTTACCAGCGCAACCGTCAGCTCTGCATACTGCTCTTTCGAGCGAAGTCCAACGAATGGTGTTCCTGAATCGCCTGTGTCCAATCCATCCGGGCAAAGCAGCAAGTCGTTTGCCTGCGGCTTCACCGTAATCGAGTACGTCGCATTCGTTTGCACGAACCTGATTCTTGCTCCCTCGCTCTGGGTCGTCGTTCCATTGATAAGCGTATGGGTAAGGTTCGCCGTCGCTGCATCGTTCGTCACAATGAGGTTGTTGGCATTCTCTGGAGAGTCGTCGCTCGTTGGGTCATCGACCCATGGCGTGACCTGGCTCGCAACATGCTCATGAGACTCCCTCGCATAGTCTCCCACCGAGGGGTTGAACACCATGCTCGTGTCCGCATTGTTGATGATAGCGATGTCGCAACTGGCCATGAACCACATCCACGAACCAGGAGACACCTCTTGCGCCGACACATGAAGATACCCAGGCTGGTTCGGGATCTGGATGGCTGTCCACGGCGTCGGGTAGAACTTTCCGTACGAACCGATAAGGCCAGGCGCCGGCACTCCGAGAATTCCAGGCGTCGTCGGTCCCTGGCTCGCAATGAAGAAATTCAACCCTTCCTGTGCCGCCGGAAGCGTGGCCGTGTACCCAGACTCGATAACGATGGCCTTGCCGTTGTCGGCAATGTCAATCGTCGTGGTCGAGCTGATGTCAACACGTCCGTCTGGCATCCTCGGAGACACCGAGAGTTTCATCTCAGGGATCAGCACTCTGAGCTGAGTGCCGTTCCTCACAGCTACCGGGATGACATCTCTCGCGCCATCAGCAGCCGTTGGCCATGCACCTGCTACGAGCGCAAGCGTGTTGCCGTTGAACGGTCTCGGGACGTTGGCCACGTAAACGATCTCGCCGTTGTTCATGGCCACTGACCCTGCGCTCACAACCAGGTTGTCTCCGTACCTCGCAGAGTAGATCTTGAACTCCGGGAAGTGGAGTGTATTTCCAGCCGCGTCCAGCGCGAAGGTTCCTGTCTTCACCAGGGTAAGCAGCTTGTCCGATGCGTTGGCGTCCACCCAGTTGTCGATGTCCGTGGCGTGTTCGTCATCAAAATTTACATTGAAAGGATCTGTGTACTCCGCAGGAGTCCGAATCCCTGTTTTTGGCATCGTTCCCATTGCTACACCTTCTGAGCGAGCTGGAGACGCAAGGCCACCTCTCGCGAGCTAGTAACGCGCCTGACAGGCGCCCTGAAGTCAGTCCACAAGCGGTTCTCCGTGTCGCCAATGGCACGCTGAACATAGGGAGTGCCGTCGATGCGCATTGCCATCTGCCACTCCATATCGTAGGACGCCGGGTCAACCACACAAGCTTGGTAGTCGTCTATAATTTCCAACTGGGTTCTCGCAGTCTTCTGCAATCGAACCTGGTCCAGCATCCCAAAGAACGAAGGGTCTCCCATTTCGATGGCCCAGTCTTCCGGATACGGCTCCATAGGATCGTTGAACAAGCCGCCGTTATTGGCTCTCAAGACTCCTGCACCCTCGTAAAGAGATAACTCCTGCATGGCAGGCAACGTCGCGTCGAAAACAATCGACCAGAACCTCCACCCTGACTGTGGTGCAATCATGTAAACAAGGCTTGTTCCGTGTGAACCACCTGTGGCGCTGTAGTGGGTCACAGCTATGTACCAGTTCAATGCGCCGACGCCAGCTTGCCCAAGAAGATACACTTCGATGCCGCCTCCTTGGCTGATTCCCTTGATGCCACCGCCGATCTTGAACAAGGGGAAATCTACTCCCCAGCTAGTAGTGTACGCTCCAGTTGGGTCCAGGTTCATCCACCACTGAAGCGTGTACCTGTTCTGTGTCGCGGTGTTGTACTGCGGCGTGTTCGAGGCGATGAGCTTCGCAGATCCGGAGCCTACCGGGTTGTTCGGTGGGAACAACCTGCACTTCGTTCTATGTCCAACTGGCGCATAGTCCTCGTCCGTTGCCTCAATCTCTCCTACGCCTTCCAGATCCCATCCACTTGCAACGGCATTCGTCGCGCCCTTGATGTCCCTGTCCATCGGGAAAAAGAACAGTGTATCGTCGTCCACCTGCAATCCAACAGGGTCCGTGTAGGTGTGTCCTGGCGTTCCTCTCGTTTGAATCGTTGCACCGACCAGGTCTACACCGTCCAGGTCAACAACCTGCTTTATCTCGGCATAGTCGTCCATCGTCAACTGCGCAACAATTGGGTCGACGTTGCCCAGCACGAACTTGTAGCTCACATCTGAACCCGTAACCTCATCCGTGCTAAAGCCAAGGATGGCATTCGCCGTTCCTCCGGTGACCTTGATTCTCGCGGTGCTTCCTGAATCGTCCGATTCAATCCCAAGACCTCCGCCGAAGATGGATACCCCCTTCGCCCCTTCAAGCTCCGAGGTGATCCTCGCAATAACCTCTGCCGAAGTAGCCGCCGCAGGAGACACGAACACTGAATCAGGGAAGGTGATCTTCTGGGCCGCAAGCTCACCCACCTCCACGAACAGTGTCTCTTCGATACTGCCCGAGAAGTCGAATGTCTCGACATTCCCTGCCACCAGAAGCGCCGGGCGTGGGCTATTGGGAACTTCGATACGTCCAGAGGTCTCGCCTCTTCCCTTTTCAAACCACGTTCCCAGCGTCGTGGGAGATCCACCCGATCCGGTCATTAGTCGTTCCTGTATGCCTCGATGCCATCGAAGGCACCTCGGCGGTTCAAAGCCCTGTTCACTGCGAACGCGAACCCGCAGTACCCACCGAGCAGCGGAGCGCTTCCCGTGGCAATCTGGAGCCTGTCGTCAATGAAATCGTCCATGCCGAGGATCGGCTGCCAGTCCGGAGCCGTTCCAAGCGGATGGGCAGTGAGGTCGTTGCCTTCCACCACGAGCTTCACATCGGCATTCGGCTGCACAATGCATTCGAGTCGCACGTGATGATACAGATCATCGCCCATGCTGAACTGCTCCGAGGATTGGCGTAGGACCGTCATGTCCTCTCCGTCTCCCGGAACGCCTGCCGCCAGGACACCTTTCGCAAGGACAATCCGATACGGGTCCTCGTTCGAGAGCGCGATCATGTATGCCATGTCGTTCACTGTCGGAGGCGACCCCTGGAGGGCAAAGAACAACATCGGCGTGAAGCCAGTGTTGTTGGACGATGCATACCTCTTGAGAACACCTGCGATGACTCCGCCTCCGTCCGCCGTGGCTGGACCGCTGCCGGTGGGGGTGAACCCCGGTCGGTCGACGTACTTGCCGTGTGCGCCCACAACATCTGAATCCAGGGAGTTGTACCCGTAAACAAAAGAGCCTCCGCCTGGCGGCGGGGTGATTCCTGCTGTCACACCGCGAGCAAGCGACGCCTCTGAGAGCGATGACCCAACGTCTGCGAAATCAGCGTATCCCATCTCATCCTCCTAGAACGGGAAAGGCTCTTCGTCCCACAGCTCCTCGAAGCTTTCCAGCGTCGTCGGAGTCCCTGTCCCGTAATCGTTGAAAACTGCTGCTGTGAGATCCCCTGGGTCGTAACGGTCTTTCCAGACCTTGCCTGCGCCAAACCATCCCGTGAGAGTGAACATCTCAAAGTAGGACGGGTCTGCCGGGTCGTCGAAGACCACCGGGGTTCTCGCATACTCAAGAGCGAAGTCGTAGAGACTCCGCGGTTCCGTTTCTATCGTGTATCTGATCTGCGACCACTGATCTACCCACCATGTTTCCGTCGACAGCGACGCCGGCGGCAAGGTGTTCAGAATGGCCAACGGCAAAGACACCGTTCCAGCTCCACCCGTGGGACTCAGCGACTTCAATCCGATGGTCTCACGAATGTCTCTTGATTTCCTGTCGTCGCCCGGATGGCAAAGCAACACATTCTCAGCGTGAGTTCCACTTCCATCCCAGCCGAGCCAGATCATGTCGTCTCCGGACGAACCGAATTGCAACGACTTCGTCGCAGCGCCAAACGCTGTGTCGAGAGCTGTGTCGAGAGCAGCGGCCAGCGCGGCGGCTGTGCTGTATTCTCCTGCGGCTACCGTCATCTCCATGATGTCGAGATCATCGACACGGAAAAGCCACATCTTGTTCCTGTTGGACGTAACAATCAGCGGAAACGTGAGCGCATCGCTGAACAGGCGACCTCCCATAGTGCTTCCTGCTATCCACTTGGGGCCTGCCTCCGTGGACAGCGGCTCATTCAGCCATGCTTCATCGAACGACTCCTCCGAAAGAGGATATGTCGTAACTCCGTGAAGTTCGTTGTACCAAGAGGTCCACTCTGCCGCCGTCGTCGTGAAATCGTCCCTCCACGGGAGTCCGTCCCACAGCTCGAAGCTCTCTTGGGTCGACTCGTACTGGCCACCACCTTCGTTGAAGACTGCCGCAATCAGATTCTCAAGCTCGTCAATCCAGTCCTCGTTGTCATCCCAGCCTGCTTCGAAGCTCTCCATCGACGCGGCGTACGCAGGTAGAGCCTCGTTGAACAGCGCCCAGCCACCTTGGGCCTGGACGTGTCCCCAAGTCCAGTCAGCAGCTTCACCTTGAGCTGCACCTGCGTTTGAGAAGTCACCGTTGTCAATCGGATCTGCCATTACATTGCCGTCCCTGTGTCTCCGTTGATAAGAGTCAACGAGCCGTTCGCTGGGAACTGCCAATTCCCAATGGCCACGTCGTTCTGCAATCCGTTCAAGAGGAACTTCGTCGGTTCCACCTTACGGACTCCAGAGACGTCTCTCACCACGTTGAAGATGTCACTCCATGCGATCTCGCCGGCGGGGTTGCCGTCAGCATCCTTGTAGTACCAGCCGAAGTCCACATTGGGGTTCTCGGTACCGTCCGCCATCATCGGCTCGTAGTAGTCCTCCAGGGCCTCCTGGATGGCTGTCTTCACGGTGGATGCATCTGCTCCCTCTGCCAGGTAGATCCACGCCTCCGTGTCTATGGTCTTGTACACCGGGTCCAACACCTCGAACTGGAACGTCGTGGTGTTGGGGTAGGTCTCTGTACACATCGTGTACACGGCGTTCTTGAGGGCCGTGGACGGCGTTCCTCCGTCGGAGGGTATGATGTAGAGCCTTCCCCTGTTCTCGGCGATACCGGTCTGTTCGTTGCTCGTGAGGAACAGCGCTCGACCAACCCCTACAACACGCTTGGCGTTGATTTCGTAGTCCTCTCTTGAGACCGTCCTGGTCTGCACACGAAGACTCGCCGGGCCATTCACTTTCGATGCGCTCACTTCCTCCCTTGGAACTCCTCCGGACGTGTCTGCGTCGTTGTACGCTTCGACGTATGCCTTGTTTCCGCTGGAGTCTACGAAGTTTCCTTCAATTACCGTCAACGCGCCTGGTTCCAAGTTTCCTGCGATACCTCCACCGGTCTTGTAATTCACGGTCACGTTGCCAACAGGGATAGCCCCTTGGTTGCCGTCTCCGAATGTGATGGTTGCACGGTCAAGATGATCTACACCCACGACGTAGTGGAGATCCGTCGGCCTGCTTTGGAGGAAATTGTCCACCTCCTCCCATGGGGACTGCGTAGGCGTTGATACCGACGCCGAGTCCTCCAGGTAGGGACCAAACGGCAAGTACATTGAAAAGTCCGGAAGTCCGGAACTTGCTACCACCTGCGGACTCTGTGTGAGGCTATGCTCCCACGAGCCTGTCATTTCGCCCGTTGCGACAACGATGTTGAGATCTGCCTGAAGCTCTCCCTTCACCGGGTCCGTCACCTCCACCGTCCGGATGATCGTTCCTGCCGGGATATTGACTGTGCCGCTGAGAGCAGACGCATTCTTGAGGATGACCCTCACGTCTCCCGTCGCAGCGCCGGCACCAGGCAGCTTGTAGTCAATGAGCTTGGCCAAGGCGATGACGTTCTTCCGCATCTTGGCCGTCATCCATCGGGTCTCTCTCGCAAGCTTATCGAGGTAGAACCCGAGTAAGTCGCCGACGAACGAAAACCCGCCTACGAGGATGTTTCCGAAGTTGTGTCTCTGCCTGTTCGTCCACTTCGGGAAAACACTTGAAATCAAATCGAAAATCCGTGATTCAATCGAATCCTGGTCTCGACTCGAATAGTTGTCATATGGGGATGGGAAGATTGCCATCTATTCCTCCAGCTCCACCTCGGCGGAGACTATCGTATTCTCGTTTGAGTTGTATCCAACCGGCTTTACGACTGTCTTCACCAGGAGCATGTTCTCCTGGCCGCCCTGGTCTAGAATCTGTGTCGTGGTCTTTCCGACTCGAACACGGTTGTCCCACCTTCGAATCGTCTCACCAGTGTACTGACTCGCAAGCGCGTTGGTGAGATCGCTGTGAATCTGCCTATGTTTCAGCTCCACAATGCGACTACCAAGCTCGGTCGCGAACGGCAACTCACCTGGGCCATCTACGCTTGGGCCAATGACACCAAGAAGCATACTTATGTCGGATGACAGGCAATCCAGCTCGCCAGCGTTGGCGAAATCACCTTTCTCATCCCTCACAAACGGGAACAAAATCCCGTGTCCGAATTTGTCGACTTCTGCCATGATGTCTCCAGATTAGCATTTCTGTTCTCCCAGGGCCAGCGTCAGAGCGAAGTCTGGGTCTGGTATCGAGTCTGCAATCTCCGCCAAGAGATTGGCCAACTCCAGGAGCAGATCGATAATAAAGTCGAGACCTTCCAATATATTGCCCTCAATGAGGTCTCCAAAGCAAGGAATCTCCGGTCCACCGAACAACTGCATGAGAATATTCACAAGCAATATGATTCTTCCAATGCCCTTGAGGGCCTCCGCCGTGGAGAGGATTCCTTTATTCGTATTGTCCTGCGCACAGACCAAGAAGCCGTTCATTTTCACGTCTCCGAGGTCCGCAGCGCGGTCAATCAGGTCAATGATTCGCTGTATCTGGCTCTTCAGATACTCGAACTCCATGGCGATGCTACGCAAAAGCGCCGCCAGGTTGTTGATGATCGCCTTCACCATCTTCGGAAGGCTCAGGTACGGAAGCAGGTCGAGCAGCTTGTCAATCAGCTCTGCAAGCGCCGGCATACAGTTGAACAGTTCCGAGGGGTCGAGCGACGTAATGGCATCCGGAACGGCTTTCACGCACCGGAAGATCGCCAGCACCGTATCCAAGACAGAGAACAACGGAGCCAAGAAGGACATCGCAGGACCAATCTGCGAAAAGAAGTCCATGTTCATGTCCGCCGCTGTCGGTATCTTTCCGATGGCATCCCAGATGTAGCTCAGGCAGAACCCTCCTGGGAAGCAGATGTCATCCACTGTCGGGATGTCCGGAAGCTCGATGCATAGTGATTCTGGGGGGAATGCCATTAGTTCACCGGCCTACTGGTGGGCATCACCTGCCTACCGTTGAGCTGGACCTGTGGCGAATTCAGATCGATGATCGCTGCCTCAAGCCCAATGGCCGAGTCGGCATAGATGTGAATCGAGTTGTCATCGTAATTGAACTCTACCCACGCCACGTCTTCCTCTGTACCGTTGACATCTCTGACTATTTTCGCCCTGGCAGTCTTCGGCTGCCCTTCGATTTCCCTATTGTCGATGACCAGCCTGAACGGCCCGATGCCGAAGACGCTCACATCCGGAGCTTCATGCTCTGGGAACGCTTCCGATGTTCCTCCAGGCTTTCCGTGTGCCGCCGCTCGGTACACCGGTCTATTCTCCCTGCCGTTCACGAACTGCACAAACACATCGCATCCAAGTGGCGGAACCGCATTCTTGCCCCACTGTGCTGCTCCGCCTCCTTCCGGAAGCGCCCATGCAGACTCTCCGTCGATGATCCCTGGGATCTCTACCTTGACTCGGCTGAGCTTCTCCGGGTCGTCTCTGTTTACTACTATCCCGGCGTACAAGCCAAAGAGACCAGATCCCTCAAAATTGTCGCCGTCAAATCCTGTATTCGGTCCACCCATTGTTTCCTACTCATCCGGCAGAACAGATTGTGTTCCCTGATCTGCCAACGATTGAAGGACATGCTCCGGTAGATTCGCAAGCTCGTACCAGTCCGGAGTCATTTCCCTGCCTGTAGCTTGGCTCATGTCTTCCTTGTAGATCATCACCGGCTGTGGAACGCCTTCGTCATTGTAACGAATGACCATTTCTCCAATCAGCACCTTCGGATCTAGCTTCTCGGGTGGCTGCGCTCCACCCTTCGGATTCTTCTTGCCGCGCTTCTGTTTCTTCTTCGTTGCCTTGACCTCTCTCAACGAGTCTTTTCGACACGTGAGCGTCTGTACAAATCTCCCGTCTGAGATCTCTGTCTCGCAAACCTTGATGTAATACAGCCCATCGAACGACTCCGAGAAGCCCCAAAGGTCGATAACCATCTTGCCACCAATCCTCGGGTCTCCAATGGTCTTCATCTTGAGCTTGTACTTCTTCTTCGCTGTCTCCCTGAACCTGGCCCTTGCTTCCGCATCGGCCTCGGCCTGGGTCATATAACCACCGTGTCGCTCGTCCACCTTCGTGATCCGCGCCGCTCTCTTTCCCATCTCGGCATCGGACGCATCCGGATCTCCGTACTCATCCTCTTCTCCGAGACTCACCATGTCTGCATTCTCGTCGGTGACCTCCGCGATCACTTGCTCCTTCGTAAACGGGTCCCTTGCCAGAACGCGAACCTTGGCCACTCCCCTGGTCATGTTCGCTTCAATTTCCGGAGGCTCCAGGATTAAACAACGGTGAGGGTCCTTCGAGTAAATGAACGTCTTCGCCGGGTCAACGTCGGTCTTCCTGGCTTTCCAGTGAAGCCCAGAGCCGTCTATGTAGAACTGAAAACCATTCCTCTTCGCAAGCTTCCGAAGCATCCTGGCATCCGTCATCCACTTCGGCTGAACAATAGCCTCCCTCACCTCTGTCGTTTCATCAAGATGCAGTAGCGTGCCTTGGTACCCATACTCAGCAGCAACCAGCGCCACGTATTCCGAGTCAGTCATGCCTTCGTTGATACGATACTGCTTCCTTCTATCCAGCTCCGAAAGCGTGCAATGGCATACCACTCTCAGCGTCGCTCCTCCGACCACCTTCTTCACGATCATGCGCCTCGGAACAGCCATGTCCCCCTGCCATCCCCATGTCATAAGCAGCTTTTGGCCTCTCACAAACACCGGGTTGTCGAGCAGTGCGAAGTCGTCGTTCTTCAGCTCCAGGACTGCCTTGTCCATCTTCACGTCGTGGTCCGTGAACGTGAAAGCCACAAGGCGCTTGTCGAGAATTTCGAGCATGTCGAGCCATGTCCCGTACCAATCCTCGTCTCCGTCATCCCAGTCGAGAAGCTGGATGATAACCTGGGGTCCTCCGAATGGCACTAGTGATCCTTTCTGCGGTCGTTGTCGAATACCCTCAGTCGTAGGTACCGCATCGAGGGTATGATCACCTTGACCCCTGTCTCAATCTTCAACGTCGGGTCAACTACTGTCTCTGGCTGGAACTCTGCAATGACCCACCAAAGACGGCATCTGTCAGCGATGTTGCCGAAGTAGATATGTGCCAGGCCCCACCACGTATCGCCTTCCTTGGCGATGTGGACAATATTATCGAACTGGTCCGAGTATTCTATCGGCTCCGGCTCCGTGAGATAGGTCACATCGTCGTCGTCTCGATGCAGCTCACAGTACCGGTACCGGCTGTAAATCGTAAGCATGGTCTATTCTCCCCACGTCCGTACCATGCCGACTTCTAGATGATCCTGCATGGTGATCCTTCCGAGTGGAGCCTCCTTAAACGACACTGTAGCTCTCACCTCGCGCAATCTGTCCTTCTGGTCGAGCTGGTCAAACGTGATATTCACGTCTTGGACCTTCACTCGAAGCGTGAGAATTCCTGGTAAGCACAAAATGAACGGTGCTGTCTCTCCTGTGATAACTCCGGATGGAGCCGCCGCCGGCAACACACTTGCCTCCAGAAAACGACGCGACGCCTCTACGTAGTCGTGTGCCTCATCCAGCGTTACACCTGTGTCCTTCACGTACATGAGAGAGTTCCAGTACAGCGCAAAAGAAATAACCGGGCCGACAGTGTTTCTGAAGCTCTGAAACTCTCCCGACATTCCTACCGGAGCGAAGTCCTGGTAGTTGGCTCTCAGCTTCTCGCTAACCTGCTTCGGAGAGAACATGAACCTCATCGTGTCGGACACCAGCTTGCTTATGTCCGGCTTGAGCAGCATGTTCTTCAGGTAGCCCCTGGAGGCATCACTGAAGTTCTTCGCAATGCCCGACGTGTTGGGATTTTGCGGCTTGTTGCTAGGTGACTCTTCCGCCATTAGTAACCTCCAAACTCAGAGACCGGGATGTCGGTATCCAAGCTTGTCTCTGCATCTTCTTGTGCATCGCTTTTGAGTGCGCCTCTCAACTCGGAAGCATTCACCTTCACTGAGAACTTCGCATCCTTGATAGCCTTAACAATGTCTCTACCCATTGCCGCCGAAAGCAGATCTGGAGAAATCTCATCACCTGCCTTCATCCTGAAGAACATCTCCTTCATGGCACCTGTTCTGCGCTGTCGCTCAAGCTGCGCCCTGGACAATGCCGCTGTCTCTGCGTACTCATCCTCTTTGCCAAACAGCTTTGCTCCAGCCTCTCCAAGATCGACGCCGGCGCGACCGGTTTCTCCATACGCTCCTTCGACACCTCTGAGCTGTCGATACAGAATTCGCTTCTTCGCTGCTTTGGATTCTGCTTCGTCTCCGAATAGACCGGTCCACATATCTCCGAAGTTGCTGACCATGCCACCGATGGTGTTTTTCACGAACAGCACCAACACTCGAATGGCGTGATACACGACAGCCACTGTCTGTCCGATCTTCTTCAACACTGTCCAGATGGTCTTAAAGACCTCCGCAATCTCATGCAGTCCGTTGATGACATCCTCTGCTGTGAGGTTGGCCATCCACTCGACTGCCTTCTTGCCGAACTTGATGAAATGGTTCAGGGCCTTCAGGGCAATCTCTCCGAAGCTCGCAAGCTTCTTTCCGAGGCCCTCGCCTTTTTCTCCCCAGTCAGCAAGCACCGCTGCTGAGTTCTCCGCATCTCCCGTGAAGGTGCCGAACAGAGTCTGCATCGTCGCAATGAGCTGCTTCATGGCGCTCGACTCCGATAGAGCCGCAACGCCTTCGTCGAATCCTCGCTTGATACCTTCCCACATGGCCTTCATGCGCTCGACGAACCGTTTGAAGCCGTTGACGAAGCCAAGGACGCCTTCGTTCCCTGCTTTGCTCAGCTCCTTGTTCATCTTCTTGCTCAGCTCACCCTTCCCGATGATCTGAACAACAGCTCTCCAGCCAAGCTTTATCTTCTTGACCATGTCCTCCCACGAGTCGCCGATGCCACCCGTGTTCTTCTTGAACGCTCGGAACGCTGCGTACGCTGCGACACCGAGACCTGCCAAGAGGATGGTGAGCGGAGCCAGTACCAGGACGAACTTCACGAGAGCGAATACCAGTCCGCCGATTGAAACACCGAGCATACTCATGATGCCCTTGAGAATGAACAGGCCACCAACCATCGAGATCAGCGTGCCGAGGCCACCGATGAACGCGATGATTACCTGTCGCGCCTCCATGGGGATGGTGTTCAAGAACCCGGCGATTCCGGAGATGATCGTGTAAACCACCTTCGACAGCGGCTTCAGCACCTTTGCCGCGGCCTCTCCAAGGACAGTCAGCAGACCCTCCTTGGCACCTTCAATCAACTTGCGCTGGCCCTTGAGCGTATCGAGCAGCTCCTCTCGAAACTTCTCTGCTGCGCCAGTGGAGCCTTGAAGGGCCTCTCCCACTCCCTCGATACCAATCTGCGCTTCAAGGGACTCACGCTTGAAGTCGCTCATCGCGTCGGTAGCGTGCATCATCTCCAAGCGAAGTGCCGCGATGGCCTTCCTTCCCTTGAGGTTGTGCTTCACGCCGTTGACGGTGATTGTCTTCTGCGCCTGGGCAATGGCGTTGAACGCGGCCATGCCCCTGGTACCGAAGGCCAAGGTGGCCATGCGCATTCTCTCTTTATCTGTCATCTTCTTCGTCGCATCGGCAACATCGAACATCACGTCGATGAACTCTCGCGCTTTGCCGGTGCGCTTGTCAAAGATGTCAATGCCCTTGCGTGTGATGAGCTGCTGCGCCCTCTGATCGGAGGCCATTCGTCGCCACGCTTCTCGCAGCGAGGTGGACGCAACACTCGCCTCGACGTTCATGTTCCGCAGCGCACCCATGGTGATGAGCGTGTCGTCGAGGTTCTGCCCGTAGATCTTCGCCGTAGATGCCGCCCTTGAGAGACCGACATCGAAATCCCTGGCCTGGAAGTTCGTGAGCTGCGTGATCTTGAGCAGCTTGTCTGTGACAACGGCTGCGTTGCTTGCCTCCATGCCGAACGCCTTGAGCGTACCGACAACGGCATTTCCTGCCTCCGCCAGGCCAAGCTGGCCCAGCGAGCCTGTGGCAAGGTCAAGGACGGGCTTGAGAGCCTCCACCGCTTCCCCTGCGCTCAGACCTGCCGCAGCGAGGTTCTGGAGGCCCTCCGTCGCCTCCTCTGGACTGAACTGGGTTGCCATAGCCGCATCGAGCGCGGCATCGTGCAACCCCTTCATTTCTTTGGCAGTAGCCCCTGTGATGACTCCAATTCCGGCAAGGTTTTGCTCAAACGTCGCCGCTGCATCCGACATCGCGGTGATCGAGCCGGTCATAGCCTTCCCGATCTGTCTCGCTTTCATTCCGATGGCCATGGCGCCGAGGGAGCTGCTCATGGTGGCAGCCCCTCCGACGACCGTTTTAACCATGCCCATGAATCTGCCGGCGACTCGTGCAAAGACGGGAGATGCGGCATCCCTACCAAATATCGTAAAACCCGCACCGAATTGATTCATCGCCATTCGCGAACCTCATTTTCCAAATGCGGATTTGTATTCAGCTCGACGCGCCTCCGAGATCATATCAAGTAGTTTATCGACCTCATCAAGCGATACATCAAGCGTCTCACCCCACCGCATCGATAGCCCACTGCCAAACAAAGGCAGCCAAGCTAGCTCAAATCGTTGTCGGAGGATGTCTCCTTCTGAGGTTCCTCCGAGGATGCCAGCCCAAGGCGGCGTTCCTTCTTCCGCTTCCTGGCTCCACGGGCTGGGGACCAGAAGCTGTCGTCGAAAGGGAGGTCAATCTCGTATGTGCCTCGGCATTCCGGGCATTCAAGCTCCACCTCCGTGTCGATACCGACGTCGTACTTGTCGTAGAGATCCCGAAGCACCTCCGCGTCTGCCGACGTAATTCCTTCAAATCCTCCCTTGCCCTCGCCGTCCAGCCAGTTGATGATCTGGTGGTCCGGCACGCCCTCAACGGACGTAAGTCTCAGGCAAAGGGCAACGGCCATCGCTCTCTCAGGCCACTTCTTGCGAAGCTTCTGACCCTTGGTGATGTCCCTCACAAACGAGGGAGCGAACTCAACCTTCTTGCCGGCCACCTCGCCGGTGAATGGCGTCTTGCTTTTTACCGCCGCGAACATTTCGTCCGAAATCGACTGCACCGAGAACTCCTCGCGAAGGTTCGCCTCCGCTGTGTTCAACGAGCGACAATACGGACACTGAGAACGGAACTCGTACAGATGCCCCTCATCGTGGGTGACCATCCGCAGCTCGAACATCGTTGCGAACCGGTCTCCCTGAAGCATGTTCATCCAGTTCGGCCTCGTGCCGAGATTCTCGTACGGACCTGGGTCCGTGATCTCCACACAGCACGCCGCCAAAACCTGATTCAGGGCCTCTTCAGCTCTCTTTCCCTTGGTAGACGCAAGGATGCTCTCTTCGCGCAGCGTGAGCGCACGTAGAACCATCTTGAGCCTGGACGGGAGTGTTACTTCTGCTTGTCTCACTGTTCTTCTCCTGTTTCTAAAACTGCTCTTTTTCTAAGGATTAGCCACCCCCGTTTCCAGGGGTGGCCTCTCCAGTCTGTTCTTTTTCTTGGCTAGGCGACCTTCGCCTTCTTCCAATGGTCGTAGGCGATGACGATGCTCTCGATCTTCACTTCGGAAGCATCCTTGTCCCAATCTCCTGCCGAATACCGCTGGATGAAAGCGTCGTACACGGTGTAACGTGCCAACTCTTCACCATCACGGTCCAACTGAACGATGTCGACGTTGCGGAACAGCGTCGGCTCCGGCTGACCGGTACCCGCCGCAGCGTTGTAGCAGTCGATCATCCAGTTGTAGAAGTCGTAGTCGTCCGCCATGCCACGTTCCATGGTGATGTCCGGATACGTGACATTGCCGGGTGCCTGATGTGGGTGCGCTCGTTTGCCTTCTCGATGAACAACCTTCTCGAACTCTACCGCGAATTCGGAGCAGGTCTTGAGTCCGGCCCTTGCGATGCCCTCGATCTCGACAACGAACTCGAACTTCTTGTCGAATTTTACTGGCGTTGCCATTGTCTTCCCTCCTTACACACCAAGGCTTTCGACGTAGGCGCGTGTGTCCTGGGAGACAACTACAGGGATGAACTCCGTCGGTTTGTTCATAGCCAAGCCGAGCTTGATGTTCATCACGCCTGCGAACTCGTCCGCCGGAGTGTTGATGGCGTCCGAAGTGTTCACATAGAACGCCTCGTCCGGGTTCGTGCTTCTGAAAGCGTTCTTCGCCATCTCGCGAAGCAAGAACGCTGTGATGATACGGTTGGCCAATGCGCGGTTGGCCTTGTTGTTCGGGCGATGCTTGAGAACAATCAGCCCGGCTTTGATGGTCTGCTCGATGTGGATAGCGCCGCGACGCTCCGCCACCGATGGGAAGTTCCCGGTCGACTTGAGGGTCCTGGAACCGTCGATGTGCCAGGTCGTTCCCTCCAGTTTGGTGATCGGGTTGATGCGTTTCGGGTAGATGAGATCCCGCTTGCCTTCGTCGAGGACCTGATGTTCCTCGGCGCCGCCGGGGTCGTCTTCCACTCCGAGCATTCCGGAGATGACTCCCCAATTGGAGAGCGTACCAGCCGGCTGCTCGTAGACACCACCGTTCCTGCCGTCATTGCGAGCCATGAGACCCGCGATGTGACCGGACGGTGCCACCGCGATAGCATCGTCGTCACCGAAGACCGCCGTCGAGGGGTTCGGAATCTTGATTCGAGGCCAGTAGATGGCTCCGAACTCCGAACGCTCCAGGAGCGACGCAGTAGTCTCCACGTAGGTGACCATCTGCTCGGCGGTGTAACCCTCGGGTGGGTCGAGAACGCAGAACATGGACCCGAGCCTGGTTGTCTCGGCGTAGGTCAACATGCCCTGGTGAATCGCCGGCGTCGCCTTTCCGGGGACGATCAAGATGCGACCACCGCTTACGCGGTCGAAGCAGTGCAATCCCGTCGGCCCGGCGGAGGAACCCAAGTAGTCGATGTCGACGATACCCGTGAGGCCGTCGTCACCGCCGGTGAGCGTCGAGGAAGTGCCGTTCGCCGGTCGCTTGAGCAACGCGGAGTAGGCAAGACCTTGGTCGGTCACCGCTATCAGCTTGGAGCCGAAGTTGGCGTTGTTCACCACCTTCTCGACGTAGTTCGCTGCCGAGTCGTCCATGGTGACATTCGGGAAGGTCTCCGTGACAACACCGTCCGACAGAACCTGGAAGTTGAACTCCGCTGCCGTGCCACTGGTGGCGTCCGCAACCACGGTGGAGATCTTGTCGCCGAACGCGCCGGGAGTCTTCCCGTCGACTTTCAGCGTGTCCTCCGGAGTCGCATCGGCACCGGTGTGCTGCGTGTTGTCGAACCCGAATTTGCCGTCAGCGGTGGAAGTGGCTTCCACACGTACCCACGCCGACGCGCCAACAGTCAGAGTCTCGATGGACATCTCGCCACCGGACTCCTGGGACACGGCCACGTTGGACACCGCACCTTCCACAACAGCTTCGATTTCGGATGCTGTGGGATTGGCGAGGTCCGCTACGTTTCCGGTACCCGCATAGACGCCTACGGTGAAGTCGAGCAACGGAGCTACGCCAAGCGCTGTACCGCCGATGATCTCCAGGCGAGCGCCGCTGCCTGCTTGATCGGTCTCGATCTTCACTGCGGTTGTGTCGTCGGTCACTTTCGCGCCGTTGATCACCGCATTCAAGGCCGCTGCGACCTCGGCCCTGGTGGCCGAACCCGGCGTGACGATGAACCCTGCGCCGATGCTGAGCGTCTGAGTCGGCGCCGTCGCTGCGGGACCGACTTTCACGATGACCGTCTCACCTCCGGATAGGTTGTACGGCCCGGCTCCACCTGTGGAGGCTTTTCCGGTTCCGCCATTGAACGTCGCGGTCGTCGGTCCACCGAGTTCCGTCGTAATGTCCAATGTGTCACCGTCCTCCAGTGGGACAGGCAGAGCGTTGGTTCCGGTCACCTTGCCAGCCGAGTCCGCGGTGCCTGCTGTCTGAAGCATTCCCGTGGATGCGGCTGCCGTTGCCGATGCCGGAGTGTTGATGTCTGTGAAATGAACGGTTCTCACCGTCCAAAAGAATAGACCGCCGTTCTGGTAGAAGCCGTACGATGCAAGCGCCAAATCAGCGTCTGCCGTGAAGCCTCCCCACAGGTCTACCCATTGGTCGAAGGATGTCGAGAGCTGTGCGTCCGCGATCTTACCTCGCTCGGTGACGCCGCAGCCAAGCACTACGGCGCTTGCCAAAGCGGCAATCGCTGGAACTTTTGGCTCCTCTTCGAGAATGACGACCTTCGACGAGAGAAATTCCGTCGATGCCATAGCTCCCTCCTTGGGGGTTGATGGTTAATCTTTCTTCTTGCTCTTCTTCTTGTCGTCGTTCTTGCCCGTGGGCTTACCCGAGGTCTGCGCTCCTGGTTTGGACGGCTTCGCGTCCTTGTCCGCCGGCGCAGGTGCCTTTGCTTCCTCGACCTTCTTGACCTCGCGACTGGTAACTTTGATGGTCGGTGGGTTCCCGTTCTTGGCCTGTACAATGTCCGGAGCGAACAAGTATTCCTCCGGAATATCGTCACGCACCTCTTCGGCAGAGAGATGCAGAGAACGCGGTTGTCCGTTGATACATCCACACCTTCCGGCCTTGATGCAACAAGGGCGGTGGGGGATCACAAACGTACGAGATTTCTTTTTCAAATTGGTGATTTGATAAACTTTTGTCGCCATGGGGCTTTCCTCCCTATACTTCGACGGACGGTTCGCCGTCGTTGGCGTAAATGATGTAACCCTTCTCGATTATGGTACCAGCTTCCGGTGCAATATGCACGCCTCTGATTACACAACGCGCCTGGAAACTTCGTAAGTCGTCAAGAGCCGCATCTACGTCGTAGTCTACAGGCTCATCCGGAAGTATGTCCAATTCATATTGCTTCGACCCCTTCGAAGGGTCATCCTTGTCAATGTCCACCTCAACCCACTTGACGATATTGAACATCTCCTCGACCGCCTGGCCCAGTGAAAACAGGTGGTTCGTGTTGTCCACCCATCCACGAATCCTGAACTCCAGATCCCTTGTCACGGGTCGCTGGTTCCTGAAGTAGGCGTTGGGATCGACCGGGTCTTCCTCGTACGGCTCCTTGGTGCATTCGTAGAGGCCGTTTCTCCTGGTCGTTGGTCCAAGGATGTGGATGGAGGGAAGGTTCGCCGTCAGCGTCTCCTGGGAGTCCGGATCTTCGGCGTAGTCCCTTTCCACTGTAAGGAACGTGCCTTTCAAAACATGCCGCTGGAACAACAGGACGAACTCTCGTATCACGCGCTGGAGGTACTCCTGCCCGACGAGGTCCGGTTGGGTCCTTGAGTAGCCGTCGGCCAGCGTTGCATTCTCTCCTGGAATCTCCACGCCGCTGTCGTCCAGGTTGGCCACTCGCACATCCTGGGACAGTGGGTATGTCACATCGAACGATCCGGCGTAAATGGGGACTCTCGCTCTGATGAGCGTATCGGTGAAAGCGTCGGCCAATTCGCACTCTACATCGTCGAACGTAACCTTCACTGTTTTCTGCGCTGGGCCTTGCTCTTCGGGGTCCACAGGATGCACCGGCACTTTGAAGTTCGTGCCTTGAATCAGCACGATGTTCTTGCCCATCGTGGACCCCGTGTCCGGGAAAACTGACGTAATCGTTGGTACAGCCATGCTTTATCCTATCACCATCACCGAAATAATGGAAACTGTTGAGCAACTCTCCTTGCGAACGAGTCTTGAGCCTCCCTTGACCAGACCTTGTACGCCGGCACCAGCCATGGTCGTGGAGAGATTCCTTTGTGATTTAGCACCGAGGTCGAATCCTTCAACGGCGCACTGAACACGCCGGCGATGTACATGGCCATCCACCAGCGCCTGAGCTTCGCCGTCACCGGAATCTTGTAGCTCTTGGTACCGAACTCCTGCATCTCCGCGATGCTGGCCATGGACTTCCCGCCCTTGGTCATCGTGTTCCTGTGGACACCTACAAAAACTGACATCCCACCGTGAAGAACGTGGAGCTTCACAGACCTCCACATCTCGCCGCTGTCCATGAGGGCCTTGGACGAAGGCTTCGACCCCTTGCCCCTTGCCCCTCGAAGCGCGATGGTGATCGGGCTGATTGGCTTGATGCTGTCTCCGCCTGGAGCCTGCGCTCGCAGTCCGGTCTTGATGATCCGGACCAGTTCCTGCCCCTCTTGCCGCAACGCTCTGGACATGGCGAGCTGCAACTGAGGTTTCGTGCCGCGCATCGTGGCCACGAATGCTTGCGCTCCCGTGGCCTGTACTCCCATCCGGATCATCTATTGCCCCATCCTCCTCGGCCTGCAAATCAGCCTGCACAGGTTGAATTTCGACACACCTGCGAAGTTCAGGCCGTGTCCCGCCGGAGTACACGCCGTCACGAACAGTTGCTGCGGACCCTCGAAGCTCCATTCCACTTCGCCGTCCTCGTTGAGAACCTTGTCGATCCTCGTTCCTGAACTGATGTTGACGTTGCCTGTCGTACCGTCTCTGAGACCGAGGCTCTCCAAATCGCTCATGTGGAGAATGAACACGATGTTGGAGTCTTTCGCCTTGCCACTCTGGAGAAGCTCCAGAAGGCCCCAGAACTGCCGTTTGATCTGACAGGGTATGTTGATTGCGTCTTGCTCTCTTCTCGTGCTGGCGCCTGTCTGTGTCCCGTTTGGGACAGGTTTAAGGCTCCGGAACTGAGGGTCATACCCGCCATCGGCAACATCGGCGGTCGCCCTGGTGTCGAGCTTCCTCAGTACCAGGGTGAACTTTTGTATCAATCGGCCTCTCATTACACGCCTCCGAAACGTGCCGGACCCATGAATGACGACAGGATGGCATCAACCTCCGGATCTCCGGTGGCTCCGCTTGCACCTGGGGCCATCGAGGAGCCGGACACGGCTTGCATCTCGTACATCTGGTCCTCGGTCTGCTCTTTCTTGATTCGACCGCGGTTGGCGAAGTCATCGCCCTTGCCGCTTCCGATGGGCCACATGTACCGGATGGTCAGCAACTTGGCAGCGTGCTGGATGAGCTTCGGCGTACTTCCGTAGGCCAGAGGAATCTGGCTCCCCTCTTCCGTCTCGCCGATGGGATCATTCGGGCCAAGCTCTGTGTACCCGAACACACCCTCCACCGTAGTGATCTGCTGGCCACGAAGGAAGGGACGCCCAAACAGTGGGTACAACCTCTCCGTCGGGTCCAGCTCCTTCACCTTGAGGTGCGGATGCGCACGGTCGTCCGGACTCAGCAGCCCCTGAGTGAGGTGCCTATTGTAAACAGCGAAGCTCGTGAGGTCCTCCTCGGTACCGTTCACCTCCAGCTTCGTGATGGCGATGATCGGGATGTCCAGGTGTAGCTCATCGTACTGCCGCTTCTGGTCAAGCTTAAACGTCCTGGTTCTCGGTTCAAACCACTGCATGGTTGCCCTATCGATCATCGCCGTAGCCATCTCGATACCGCGAATCACATCCTGGTCTGCTATAGCCGTCTCCGTGAAGCCCTCGTCTCGGATGTCCTGCACATCTATGTACCCGGACAACCCGCCGCGGATAGGGTCCGACTTGTCTGACGCATTGGTCGTCACTGAGTTGTAGTAGTCAATCTTGTAGTAGTACGCCGGGTCTCCCGTAGTGTCGTCGTACAAGTAGTTTGTGACTCCTGCAACGAGCGGAACTCGCGTCGCCGGCGTGGTGATTTCGACGTAGGTTCCGTCCACTCCGTCTGTTGAACGGTACACTCGCTGTACATCGAACAAAGACATGACGTTGGTCAGCTCTATCACCGCCCACCGAATTTTAATCGTTGCCATCTCTACTCCTCATCTGCCCCAAGCGGGGTGGGCCTGAGACTCCGGGCAATGCTCGGGTCAGGTTTCAAGTTGGTTGCCGCCGTCGGGATAGGCTTCATTTCTGCTGTCGTTGTTGCCTCATCCACTCCTGAGTGTGGGGTCGGCTTCAAGTCCGTACTCGACGTTGGCTCTGGCTTGAGATCCACCGCGGTCTCGATGTGGGGTCGATACCTCGGATCTCGCTGACCGGAGAACTTCGCCCCGATGAGCCAGAACTCTGTCGAAATGATTGCCATCAAATCCTCGCAAAGCCGACATTGGCATCCCACTCCGTGGTGCCTCTCGTTGCCTTCACGTCCACCGTGTACGCACGGTGAAAGTCAAGGTTCGTCGAGGGCGTCTCGAACTCGTAGACCCCCTCCGCATTGGGCGTCACGTTCTCTCCGAGGTCAACAACTTGCGTGCCGTCTTCGTCTCGGATGATCGCCTCGACCTTCGTCCAGTCTGTTCTGCGCTTTCCGTTGACCTCCACCCACAAGAGGATTCGAGTCGTCGTGTTGTCATCTGACATCGACGCTCTCACCTTGAGTCGCGCTGCTGTGACGCGGTACTCGCCGGCCCACACATCCTGGTTGTAGGGGATCTTCACCTCGAAGACCCAGAAACCCACGTCATCCGGACGGAACTGCCAGCGGTACTCCCCTGATGCATCTATCTCTTCTATCAGATACGGGAACAGATTCTTGCGCTCACCATCCTTCCAGATGGTGACATCGAACACCGTCTCGCCGCTCTTCTTGTCGTAGCCGTTCCCTGACCAAACCGGGAACTGGTCGATGACATCAGCGCCTATTTCTACTTCGCGGCTCATCTGCTTCGTCGTCGCCTGTTGCTGGAGTCCTCTTCCTTCACCTCCAGCAGCACCTCTTTCAGTGCGTCTCTGAAATCTTCCATCTGTTGCTTCTGCTGTAGTTTCTCAGCAGCGGCGTCCTGCTCCAAAGCTTCTTGCATGGCTTCCTGGGACTTGACCACCTTGGTCATGCCACCCTGAAGCCCTGCGACATCTGTCTTCAAGTCGTCCACATCGTCCCGGAGGACCTTGTGAGAGTACAGCCATCCGGTCAGCGTTCCTGCCGTGATGACAATCGCGCTGATCACTGTGACTATGATGCCTCTCACTCGCGTGTTCCTTTTTTCCGAATCAAAGACCAGGTTGTCCACGGTCTTGTTTCTGGCACACTGATGTGGCTCCATCGCTTTATTCCTTCCAGAGAGGGCGATCTTCTTTGTCTCCTCTCCTTCTTTATTGACGGCCTGAATTAGTGCTTCCAAAGCTTTTATCTGCCCTTCTACGTAATCCTTCGACGCTTTTTCTTTCAGTTCATCTCTTACCCACCCCCACCCTTGCCCCTCCGTCGGTGGTGGTGCGCTATGTGATCCCTGTGCCATTCCCGGACTTCCTCTCTTCGACCTCTCGTGCCTGATCTCTTTGATGTACTCCTTGAGCAGGTCATCAACCCCAGACTCTCTTTTCTCTTCATCACTGCTCCCCATCCTTAGAAAGGACAGTCCTTTCGGGTGACTCCAGCATGAACTTGGAGAAGCTCCTGCAACGAGGGGACTCCGAGTTCTTCGCTTTTGCCACCAGGTGCCATGCCCGAGGGCTTCACCTTCAGCATCCAATCGTACATTCCGTCCACGAGCTGCAAGTACCTCGCAGCGAACTCACTGCAAAACAGCTCGCCCTTCTCGTGGAGAGGATTTACGATTCGTCGACCGAAGAGCCGCCATGAGGCGATCTTCAGTAGGAAGCCTGCAATCCCTGCCCAGTCGTAGGAATCGCCGACCAAATCTCTGCACTTCGGAAGAGCTGTCATGAGGTCCAGATCCGGGAACTCGTAGCACTCGATGTACGAATGCTTCACGGTTTCTGCCGGAACCTCCACCAGCCCACGCTGGTCCGTCTGGAGAGCTTGCCAACCTCCGTGCGCCTCGCTGTAGTAAACGATCAGCGCATGGTTGACGTTGCTACCAGTAACTCCCCTGATGGCCTTGCCGTACCAGGTGTCCGAGGCCGTCAAGCACACAAGTGGTCTGTTGCTCATTCTGGAACCTCCTCATAATCGGACGTCGGAATGCACGACAACACAAGGTTCATGTCCGCTTCGGTGATCGCACCATCGGCATAGACCTTCTGCACACGCATCCGAGCGAGAGAATAATTCAAATTGTCTAGGGCAACTGCCATCGACGTGTAGTTGTCCAGCGCGTCGAGGAGCCTGCCAACCTGGGCCGGGTCCACACTCGCCAAGGTGAGAATCTCAGCCATGATGGCTTCGCGTGTCTTCTTGATGACCCTCATCCCAAGGCTGTCAGCAACGATACCGTCCAACAGGTCCTTGTCCGCCGCCGATAACGAGGCTCCGAACCACACCTTCAACCAATGCTCATCGACATGGTAGGAGATGTCGGTCATATTCTTGTCCGTCATCTCCGACTTCGCTATGTACGCCCGGATGTAGTTCAGGCACGGCACCTTCGCCAGATCTGGATAAACGTATTCTGCGGACATTTCGTCCTCCCTAGTGGCGACACATAACCGAAAGGGTCGCCGACCACAGATCTCCGGTGAGATCCGTCTGTTGGAATACCCATTCAACGTAGTCGCCGTCTTCGAGGTCAATTCCGAATACGGACAAGGCAATGGCCTGGTCCTCGTACCCGTAGTTCCCTGTTCTAATTCTCGTGCCTGGGATCTCCGTGGTGCCATTTTTCCTCAAGTAGCATTCAAGGTTCCACGTGATGCCGCCGGTGCTGTCGATATTGGCGATACCCGAGAAGTGGTAATGCCCAGTGTAGTTGATGTCGATCCGTGATGGGTTCGGAGATACCGTCCACTCGGCGATGTCCGAGTTTCCGGATTTATCCACCGTATCGAACGGCAACGCCGTCGCCGTCGTGAAGTTCGTCGAAGCCCACGTCGCAGCGCGTCTCACCTGAGTATGGTCCTCCAATCCTGAGATCCTTACCCATGGCTGTGACAGCGACCCGTTTGCTGCCGCCAGCATAATCGCTTCGCCATTCCTTATGACGTCGAGCGACTTGAGGCCGTCAATGAACGTGCCGTTGCTTGCAATATCGATATGCAGGTGGCCACCACTACCACCAAGGTTTCCAAGGTAGAGTCGACGAATCATACCGTCTTGCGACGGCAACCCTGAAGTCGCCGGTAGAGTGATCGTTACATCGAGCGTGGTCTCTATACCAGTGTTGCTCGTGCCGTCGAACCACATCACCTTTCCGTCATCAACCCCATCAGTGTACGGGCTGATAAGAGCCGTGGTGGTCGAAAGCTGCGCACGGATTCTGTTCATCACGTATCCGCCCACACCTGGCGCCACCAGCACCCAGATTGAGCCATTAAACACGACAATGGCTCCTGCTGTGACCGCCACCGAACCAAGGGTGATTGTACCTGAGTTCGTCACCACGTAGGAATCGTTCGCTGTCGGTGTAAGACCGTTGATGGTTGCCACCGTAGCGTTACCTACCAGCCCCGTGACAGCCAAACTCGTGTTGGCGAATAAGATAGGTCCGTGAGCATAAAGGTCGGCCCAGGAAGGCGACCAGTCCTCACATATGACTTCTCCGTAGGCCAGTACAGGAAGCGGCTCATTCTTCCATGTGGAATCATTGGTGTCGAAGAACAGCTTTGCACCAGGCCCTGGAGCTGCTGCGCTCACATCGCCGACGTCCTTGAGGTTGTCCACCGTCCCGGAGGCCGCTCCTGTACGGTCGATGTATGACATCCGGATGCGTGAACCGTTGGCCCTTGTGGACGCAACCGTCGTTGACGAGTCCTCGTAGTAAACAGCCACACGAATCTTGTCACCAGCACTGAACTCATGGAACGTGCTGATAGAAATCCCTGCGCCGAGATTGATCGATGCGTCCTCTCGAACATACTCGATGGTCTCGTAAGCCAGGTCCGCAAACCCACTGCCAGTGTCAACTTGCAGCTTCACCATCGGATTGGAGCGCATCGCCCCTGTGTCAGCCGTCGTGACAACGTTGACCTCTACTTCAACGTTGTACCATCCAGCCGTGTTGACGGTGATTTCATCCGGATTCGTGGACGTGCTGTGTGTGAACGCCGTATCCTTGATGGTTTCATTGTTCCAGTCGATATGCCTTTCAGTGGCATCGACCGTCATGCCTCCTGCTGTATCGTTCCCTTGGAACATCTGCACCAGACTTCCAAGGGCCTCCATGGCAAGGGAGCCATCGGACTGCGCCCTTGGAACCGTCCCCACCGCTCCCGCCGTGGCCAGGGCCTCGACTACCAGCTCGTCCGAGCCTCCATCGTGGTGAGACGAAGCGTGCGCCTGTGGAGCATTGCTGCCGGTGACATCCGCTCCGTCGGCAACGTTGAGAATCGTCCTGGCTTCTCCCGGAGACATCGCCGCTATAGGCCCGCTGGCCTTCCGTCCGACAAACGTACTCGGGTTCACCGTGAGCGGCTGCGGATTGTTGTCCGCGTCCGCTGCCAAAATGGTGTTCAGGTCGTACAGCGACTTCATGACGGCGCCGGCGGCGGACACATTGGTTGCATCCGTCACGTCGGCTCCATCTTCTACACCGTCGAGCTTCGTCTTGTCCGAGCTGGACATGAGTCCGCTGACCGAGGTCGTCGCATTGTCAACAGGATCGCTGCCGTCTCCCTTGTGTGTCGAGGCGTGTGCCGCAGGCGCTCCGCCGCCGACACCTGTCCAGGTGACCGGCGAGTGATTGGTGAGCATCCACGTCGAGTTATCATCAAGCTGCCGTGCAAACTTCCCTACGTCCGCTGCTACCAGACCAGTGGCGCCCTCCCGAGCAGTCTGGTTCGCATACTCCCAATTGGAGGGTGCGTGCCTTGCTCCAAGAGATGCTTCGCTATGTTTCATTCGCTCCTCCGCCTACTGGTCGATCAGCACATTGGCTGTCACGTCATCTACAAGCACCTCCGCAAGGACATCATCGCAAAGGATGACGTCCACGTTCAGCGCCTGCGCAAGTATCTCGCTCAATGTGATAGGGTCGACCTGCTGGTCTGAGAACACCATGTCACCAGAAGCGTTCCTGGTGACTTGAACCGTTTCATCCTCCGAGGTGTCATTCTGGATGAATAAGGCGCGAGCGTCCAGGCCGTCTTCGTTGGGATTGATCTCCGTCGGGACGGTATCTTCTTGTGTTCCGCCCTTAGACGGACTCTCCCATTTGACGACCTGAACGCGATCCGTCATGCATCACCCGCTGATTACGCACGCCGCCAGCCGAGGTCCATGATCTGGACATCGAGGTCGGTCGCGTTGATGGCGTAGCCCACTCGGATGATACGGCCCGGAAGCGGAATGCTTCCCCAGGTGACCAACGCACCAGCGGAGCCGAGGAAGTACGGAGTGTTGACCGTTGCGCTCGAAAGAACACCGGCGCACACACCATGCTTGACGATTTCGGACGTCGCCGGCGAACCACCGCCGCCTTGACGTGCAACACCCACAGCTCGGGCGTTGGGGGCGCTGTTGTTCGCAGCCGGGGTGATCTCGTTGTTGGTACCGCTCCAACGAACCACCTGTCCTGTTGACACCGCCACGTTGTTCGTGTGGGTGTCTTCGACGCGCTTGGCTTCGTCCACCGCGGCGATGGTGTGCGTATGCAGGGCATCCGCATTGCTGCCGTCGGTGAGCGTATCCAGGTTGGCTGCCGTCACGTCGGAGCCTACCGCCACGTCATTGATCTTGAACAGAGAGGGGAGACCTACAACCTTCAGGCCGTCGGCGTCCACATCCAGGGTGTCTGGCGTGTCGTCGAGCTTGACCTCGACACCAGAGGCCGTCTTCTGGAGACCGCCGGTGGACGATACCTGAACTGCGAGGGTCTTGTTCGGAGACGTTCCCTCGAACTCCAAACCTGGGTTGGTCGCCGAAACCTCCACCTCGATGGAGTCTGCGTTGACCTTGATTCCGTCTCCGTTGCCCACGAAGATGGTGTTGCCGCTCTTGTCAAGACCGGCACCCGCATTGATCTGGCCAGCACCGGAGAACTGCACCCACGTGTCCGTGTCGTAGGTCCATGCTGTGTTCTCGTCGACACCGTTCTCGCCGTTGATGAGAACAGCCCAGCCATCCTCCGGAGTGTTGAACGACCAGGAGTCTCCTCCTGCATCGTAGATACCGATGTTGCCTTCCTCGCCTACGAACGAACCCGCCGCGGTGCCTTCGGTCACGATGACTCGTAGGCCATCAGCAGGCTCTGCACCGACGCCGGCAACGATGAGATTCCAAGAAGCTCCGTCCCATTCAACCAGGTCACCCTGGGAGAAGGAGGACCATCCACCCGTGGGAGACGAACCTACGATGTAGGCATCGCCATCGCTTGGCGATCCAGGGGGGGAAGACAGGGCATCATTGATGACCTCCCGGACGGCCACTGGGTCTCTCCATTTGAGTCCGGATAGACTGTTGTCTACATAAGCCTTGGAGGCCGCTGCTGTGGCCCCTGACGGCGTTGCCGGAAGTCCCGTGACTTCCGAGCCGCCAGTCATCTGGATGTCTCCCGACATGGCCAAGCCAGCCAGTGAGATGGTGTCCGTCGTGGGGTCCGACTCTTCGTGGAACCCGTACGTCGGGTTGATGAAAACGAATTTCCTCTCGGCCATGATGTCCTCCTTCTATCCGGGCGTCCGGATTATGTCGTTTTGTCCGTTTCGTCCTCTTCTGGAGGACCGGTGATTTCTTCTCTGTGTTTAAGCTCTCCAGAATCCTGGAGAACGTAGTCGTCAAATTTGATACCGAGCCTCTTTTCGAGTCCCGCGATTACAGCCCGACCCTCCTCCTGGGCCTCTGTCATGGACCGTTGCGCATCTGCCTGCTTTGCTCGGTTGGCGGCGACCTTTTCACGGTAGTCGATGCCGAGCAACTTCTCTGCCAGTTGAAGCTTCTCAACAATAGCAAGCTGTCCATTCGCACGAGCCTCATGTAGCTCCATGCGTGCCATCTCTACCTCGGTCATCCTCAGTTCTGTCTTTTCCTCAGTCATGTCTTCTCCTTACGAGTGTCTCATTGTCATCTGCAAGTCACCGGTCAACAACAAGATGTCCTCGGCGACTGCTACTCCTATTCCTTGAACCATCGCATACCCAGAAGGCCCAGCGGTGGGCGGAACTTGTGTCGGTGGATTCCCTGGTCTCCAAACAAAATACACTCTTCCAAGCTCCAATCCGCTGTATATCCCTTCAATGGGACCGAATAGTTGCATCCAACCTGTCGTTGTCGACGTCTTCTCAACAAGAATACCAAAGGCTGGCATTCGGGTCACGTCGAATGGGTCGGATCGGTGAACTTTCCACACTCCATCCACAGGGTTGTCCCTCGCAGCCATCGGGTCTCCGACTTCATCGGAGGACAGACACTCTACCTGAACTCGCTTTCGCGAATAGAGAGCATCTGCCCTCACGATGGTCAGCGGGTTGCGTGGAAATCCCATCCCCTATACCCCTGTGCCTTTTCGCCTAGTCACTGAGACTCCGGTGGCACAGCCGTTTCAGCCGACGGATTGCAGCGTCAAACCGCGCTTCCGCCGAGTTGGTGTACTCAATCTTCAGTCCCTCGATAACACCGTCCACATCGTCGAAGAGGAACGTGAAGTCTCCCCCCTTCTTCGATGCCTTCAAGAGCGTCACGCCCTTGAGATGCACATACCCAGCAAACGCCAGGTCCTTGACCTCCCTGTGCGTTGAAGGTCTTCCGCCGTTGCTCGACCGTTGTCTCTCGGCGTTCCTGTTCTCATTCATGTCTTTCTCCTTGCCCTCAAGCGGCTTTGTCGTGGTTCAAGTAGGTTTGTTCCTACTCTTCGTCTTCTTCGGCCACTCCGAATGCTCCTTTGAGCAGCTCGTAGAGGTCGTGTTTCGATACCCTCGACGGGTACTCGATCTCGTACTTGTCCGCGAACTCTTTCATCTGGGTCGCGGTGATGTCGTCGTATTCCGGGAATACGTCGTCATCTCGAAGAGCCAAGGCTTCCTCGCCACCGTCTTCTGAGCCTTCCGGGTCTTCCGGGTCAGTCGACGGCTTGCGTCCACCTGTGCTGGCTCCGAGGTCTTCGCTGAGATCTCCACCTTCGTCGCCGAAGGCGTCGTCATCATCGTCACCATCGGGATCTTCCGGATTCTCGGGTGGAACGTTGGCCTTCTTCTCGTTCTCTTCTTCGAGCTTCTTCGCAGCTTCCGCTGCCGAAATCGGCTTGAAGATTTTGGCCATCTCTTTCGGGTCACGCTTGGGAGTCTTCTCCTTGATTTGAGTAGGCTCTCCGGCAACCTTGGCCGCGATGCCAGGACGCCCTTCCAGGAGTCTGGCATTTACCTCGGCCTTGATGAGCTTGTGAACCTCTTCGAGGGTCTCACATTCGAATACGTCGAATTGCTCGATTTTCTTCAGCTCCGCGATTTCCAGGAGATGCTTCTTGTCCTTGCGCTCCTCGATGATCGAGAAGTTGGACGGCTGGTCTCCCTCGCCGGCGACGTACTTCGCACCGAGCGCTGCTGAAATGTACGTGAGCTTGACCGCGCCTTTCCGGGGGTCGTACTCCTTGAGTCGTACGGCATAGAACATGGGATTTCCTTTCAAAAACGTCAAAGGGGGGAGTGGCGGCCAGAGGTCTCAACGGGTCTCAGGCCGCCATTCACCCGCGATTGCCTGCTTATCGCAGCGGCCTAGTAGCTGAACACCAAGATGTTGAACGTCGTGGTGGACAGGTTTCCGCTGGCCTCCGCGCCGTCCGAGCGCTTGTACACTTTCAGCTTGTCGTTGGCCTTGTCATAGACAGGGACGAAATCGCCGCAGTCCTGACCGAGGACACCGATCACTTCGCGCTTGTCGCCGAATGCCGCCTGCACGTACTCCTGGAAGTCCGCGGTTCCACCGGACGGGTAGGCACCGTCTCCGGCGAACTGGAGGTGATCAACGAATTGCGGAGCGCGTTTCTGGCCCGCCTTATCTCCGACAGTTACAGTTCCGAGTGACATCTTACATTCCTCCTCTCGGCTTGGCCGAGATTCAAATTTTCAGTTCCAAAGTCCTGGACAGTCGAAGACTATCCCTTCGTGGTGAGCAGGGTCTCTCCTGCCACCGTATTCAGCGCTCCCTTGATCTCGTTGACCAGGGTAAGAGCTGTGGCGAGGTCCGTCGCATCGGGGCTGGTGATCTCCGCTACCTGGAGGTTGGCCAGGTCGTCGGCGATGTCACGCAACGCTTGTGCGAGGGTGGGTTTCCCCTGGGCGCCGCTCGGTACCACATTGGCACCGCCGAAGCCGAAGTTGGTTTTAATCTCTGCCATCGTACTTCTCCGTGTTGAAGGTTAACGGGAAAGAACCGGGACCTCCGGAGAGGCCCCAGCCTTCACCTCAGTCGCCTACTCCTGCGTCCTTACGTCGTAGGCTTTGACGACTGCCCGCTCTTCCATCCACTGGAAGCCGAGACGCACGCTCGCCACCATGATCCACTCGCCGGCGGTGATGTCGCGGTCGGTCTCGACCTTCACCTTGCGCCAGAACCCGGCGATCATATTCTTCGGGTCGGTCAGCAAGATGTCCGTGGACTTGCTGCTGGTTCCGGTGTTGTCCGGCATGACCGGCACGGGAACCAACGCACGGCTCGCGTACCGCACGGGAGCCTCGTCCTGGAGGAACTTGTCTCCCAGCACGGTGGCGCGGTCAGCGAGGTAGTCGCGGTACTCCAGCTCCCCATCCTCGGAAGTGAGGAAGCGCTGCTTGGCGCGGTTGCGGTTGTACTGGCTCGGCATCGCCTTGACCGTCTTCTTGAGAACGGTCTTGTCGATGGGCTGGTCACCCACGTTTACCGTGTTGGTGACGGCCAGCTTCCGAGCGCCGTCGAACAGCGCCAACAGGTCGTCCGAGGACGTGGTGTCGCCGTTCAACATCATGTCGTCGATGTCCAGGGAGATATGCTCCGCGAACATGGACATGACGGTGTTCTTGAAGGACCCGCCCTCGATGTTGTCTTCGAGGACTTCGTCGTTCAGACGCATCTCAGCACGGCACAGTACCGTGGTGAGCGTGGTCTGGCTGGTGGTCGGCTTGGTGCGGTCGTTCACGCCCAGAGCGCGTCCACTGTGACCGGGACGAAGCACGCGACCGTTGATGCCGATCTTGTCGATCAGCCTGGTGTGCGACTTCATTCCGTACACTGTTGCCAGGCGCAGAATGGTGGCCTCTTTGATGAGGTCTTTGATGAACTTCTTCGCCTGCTCGGATTGGAGATAACCGCCGTCGTTCTTGAGATCGTCGACGATCATGTCCGCCTTGTTCATGATGCTTTTATTGGACTTGGCCATTGTTTCCTCCGTAATCGGTGTTTGACGTTTACCTTTCTACCTTTCCTACTCGTCCTCTTCTACGTCTTGGGCTAAGTCTCCTGCCCAGCTCAGGCTGTTGCCCTTGCCTACCGCGAGTTCGGCTTCCTCTTCTCCGGTCAACAGAGCAGTGGAGCTACCGATAGTCGCGTTCGACTTGATGAGCTTTGCCTTGGCGACACGCAATTCCTTGCGAGCCTTCTTGAGCTGAGCCTCAAGCTTCGCGTTCTTCTCACGAAGCTCTTGGACATCCCCATTGTCACCGGAGGGTGCGCCTCCTCCAACTCCGACACGCACGTTTCTCTTACCCGTTGCTGAGAGTTCAACACCGTCGGACTCCAAGTGGGCGTCAAGGGCCGAGCGGACTTTCACGTCCATCAGCACACTTTGAACTTTGCCGCCAGCTTCATCGAGCCAGGAAGACATGTCGGTATCGTCTTTCCCTTTGGCGTCCCTGTTGTCGTCCGAACCGTTGGATGAACCGTCGGCTTGGGATTTCTTGTACTCTTCCAGCAGATCCTCCGGGAGCAGCTTCGCAACTGATTCCGGAAGCTCCATCACCACCGAGGCGGACAGTGCCGCACGCACGATACGCGCTGCCACCACGGTACGACTCTTCTCTTCGTACTCGCGATAATTCCGCTTGAAGCGGAGCAACGATGTACCGACGACTTCCTTGGAGGTCTCATCCTTCTCGCACCCCAGGGGGAACTGGAAGTTGACGGGATCTCCGTACAGCTCTTCGGTCGTGGGAGACTTCGCAGGAGCCACAACGTGACTCTTCTCTTCTGCGAGGATCTCTATTCCGTACTTCTCTGCTCTGTCCTTCTGGGCGGCCTTCTGTTCATCCGAGCCTTGGCCTGCCTTGAGGGGCTTGCCACATTTCGGACACATCGACGCACCCGGCTCGACTTGAGCGTTGCAGTACGGGCAAGTGGCTTTGTCAGCCGAGTTGTCTTCCTGCTTCGCAAGTTCTTTCAGCGCCGGCAACACACTCTCGATGGAAAGTGCAAGCGTATCGCTCTTTGCTGTCACTGCCACTGCCTGGCGGATAAGCTCTTCGAGCTGCCACTGACCGTGGAACGCATCCTTGATGTCGTCCTGGGAAAGCGAGCCGCTGTCCATCTTATCCTTGAGGGTCTGGAACCGCTCCATGAGCGTCTCCATCGCCTCTTTGCCAAGCTCCATCGCCACGCCTTTGCCTACCGGCTCCGGCTTTTTGCCGTCGGCCTTGACGACGAAGAACTTGTTCTGCCTGTTTGCGCCGCGGTCCACCAGGGATACGAACATGGTGTCGATCTCTTCGAGGCGGGCAACGGCGGGATCTTTCTTCTTCGCAGTTGTCACGTTACACCTCCGTTCGGCGTGCTTTGCCACCGATGGAGAACGCTCCGATCTTTCCGTCCTTGATGGCCTTCCAGATCTCGTCGTTCTTTACCCTCAGCGCCATGAGCCACGTTCCCTTTTTGACCTTGTACGCATCCTTGCCTTTGCCGATGGTGAACTCGACTGGGGCTAGGTAGGACTCCAGGATGGCCACGTCGCCCTCACTCAGAGCATCCCACGAATGCATGAGGTCAATCTGGCCGTACTTCTCCATAAAGCCGTGAGCAGAGTCGCGCACAGCCTTCGCGGAGTAGATGTCGCCCTGGGTGTCCGGTTTGTAGTCAGCGCCTTCCTCTCCATCGTTGGGTTCGAGAACGAGTCCGAGGATATACCTCTCTTCACTCTCTTCTGCCTTCTCGATGGTTTCTTCAAAGAGCGTCAGCCCCTTGTTCAGAATGCGCTCGTTCAATGCCTTCACAGCGTCGTGATCGGCGATTGAAGCAGCGATGTCCTTCTCAGCGTCAGCGTCTTCACGCTTCTCTTTGGCAATCTGGCCATAAATGGCCTTGATGCCGTCCGCCAAGTCGAACGTGCGGTATTTGCCGAAGTAGCCGGGGTCGTACTGGCGGAACCTGTACGACGTGTCGGTCTCATCGACTCCCGCATCGACGAATTGCTTGTGTTCCTTGATCCAGGCTTTCGCCTGTTCCTTCGTGAACTTGTCCTTAGAGAACACCAGCGACTGAACCGCCCATCCTCCGGGCGAACCAGTTGGTCGTCTCCCTGTCTCAGGTTTCTCCGACTGGACCTGGTAGGTCTCATCGTCATCGACAGAGTGGACCAATATCTCGCCGACACGGCGAGCCGTAGTCCCGACCGGCGGATCTTCCTTGTGCAGCTCCATGCCCACCATGGCCTTGGCCTCGGTGTGGATCTCTGCAAGCAAGGTGGCATCATCGCATCCGAAGAATGCTACATCCTCGGACCCGACTTTGCCTTTAAAGATGCCGATCCCTTTCATGGGACTACTCCTTGCCGCCGGGCGTTACGGACGCTTTCACGCCTTTTTCGAGGTCCCTGTCTTCGCAGTTGGCTTTCGCCATCTGGAAGTCGGCAACGGCTCCCTTGGAACGTGGGGACATGTCACCACCCCAACCTTCCCAGGTCTTCTCGTCTTCCTCGTCATCGTCGTCATCGTCGTCGGAATCGGACTTCTTGGTCTTCTTCTTCTTGGACTTCTTGGACTTCTTCGCCTTCTTTTTCTTTTCGGCGTCGTCCCCTTCATCCTCTTCGGAATCATCGGAATCGTCGTCGCCGTCCTCTTCGTCCTCTTCGTCGGAGTCGTCGTCATCGTCGGAGTCGGAGTCGTCTGAGTCATCCTCACCCTTCTCCAGTTCGGCGATGCGCTTGGCCTGGTCCCGCACGAGCTGTTCGAGGTTGGCAAGGCGGTCGTCTGCCGACTGCTCTACCAGAACCTCTACACCAACCTCATCGTCGGGGTTGGTCTTGCCAGACGCTTTGACCGATTCGACGTTCTTGGCCAAAATCTTGGCACGAGTCTCATCGGGGTTTTGGGCGAGGGCCGCGATCTCCTTCTCGGTATGCTCACGGAACTCGGACAGTTTCATGGTGGTGATACGTGTGGTGGGGCCGCTGTCCTCGCCCGCTCCCGTCGACGCATCGATTGCTTTGCGCAGTGCGGTCAGCTCTTTCTTCTCGGCCTTGGAAAGCTTTCCACTCTCCATCTTGGCCAGAAGCTCAGACTGACGCTTCACGACTTTGAGCAGTTGCTCGTTCATGATGGTCTCCTTAATGCGGCGCCCAGAGCTTTCGCTCTACGGGCGGTGTAAATGTTTCTCCATCCAGTTCTGCACGCAGAGCTTTACCAGAAAGCTCGACGCTTCGGATGGCGCTGAAGCCGTAGTCTCCTCGCAAGCGGCGGAACCACATAGCGATGATTTCGACCCGGCGCCTCTTCTCTGCTTCTGTAATCTTGCCCTTGATCTGTTCTAGGTTCTTTCCTTCTCTGCGTGCATCTTCTATGAACGAGATCTTCAGATTTCTGATGAACCCATTCAGAACCGCCGCTGCCTGTTCTTCGTCTGTCGCGAGGTCATTGGCAAGCCTGTAGAATTCTCCACGGCCCGCTCTGAACTGATGTGGCACAAAAATGTGTGTCATGGCTTAACGTTACCTCAACCCTGCTTGAGCTGTCAAACAACTCTTTATTTTGGCGATATTCTTTTCCTCTTAAAGAATCCTGCCTTTTCTACGTCTTTGAGCGCCTTGCGTATCGCATCCTGCGTTTTCGCCTTCCGAAGGGCTGTGAGAGCATTCGCACTCATCTTCACCTTCGCCCAGTCGAATTTCATACGCAACGACGATGCTTCGTCTAGTCCTCTTATCCAGTAGAGCCTACTCGCTCCAAACTCCGCCTCATGAAGGACTACTGACTTCAACCTCTCAGGGGTGACCTTGCTGATACGCATGGTCACAGCTAAATCTTTACCACCCAATCGTAGTCTCTGCAACGTTTGGGAAAGGTCTCCGGCAACGTTGGGGTCAACGTTACCACCAACGTTAGGCCCAACGTTTACGGGAACGTTACCACCAACGTTTGGAGAAGGTCGTTTTCCCTTGTAAAGTTGCCACCTTGCCTTCTTTTCGAACTCATCGAGTTTCTTCGGGTCGAGCTTCCATTTCGCCGCTGCTGCCTCTGAGCCACCTGTCTTGATGGCGCGTCGGTAGGCAATCGTTGGCTCGACTCCGACCATCTCTGCTGGGTACCCGAGGCGGGCTGCCATCAGCACCGGGTCGTTCTGTCCCGCTATCGTGGTTCTGCCCCTCGTAACCTGTGTTCGGGGTACGTATGTTGGTGGCCGCTGGAAATCCCGCCTGGTAGCTCGTGAGGTGGTAGACGGGGCGAATCCTTGCCTGGTAGTGGGCCGGTACGGTGCTGTGGGTCTCGGCCTTGGCATGACCGGAGCTGCCCTCGCCACCATTCCTCTTGGAACGGAAATCACCGTCGTCCTCGGAACCGTCGTCGACCGGCAGTTGTAGTGGTACGGAGGCACACCTACACCGACGTTCGTGAGGTCTCTTCCAAGTCGATGGAACTTGAACTCACCGCGGTCATCGAGTCGGCCCATGCCAGAACGAACCACGTCTGCAACCCTGTAACCGTTCATCGTCTCGATGTATTGCTGGCCGCTGGGATCTTTGCGTTCCACCATGAAGGGGGATACCTTCCGGATGTCTTCCGGGTTGTCGATCTCAAGCGCTCTCATCTGCTGGTTGTAAACCACGTCCACTTCAACAATCGTTCCATCGAGCGCCCTGCATATCTCCGTGGTGCGCTCATCAAGGATAGCCTGCACCTCCAGATACTCAATGCCTGCATCTCGATACCCGCTCACATCGGAGTAGGCCCTGGCCCTGGTGACCGCGACGCCGGCGACGACACGGGCGTAGCTGGCACCGTACTTCTTCCACATGTCCGGTAGCTGTCGCTGTAGCTCCTTGGCTATCCAGTTCTGTCCGAGTCCATGCCTCATGCCTTGCTGCACGATGGCCCTGCCCCTGGCTGTGAGAGCATCGGAGCGTTGGCCGAACTGGTCACGCAAGAACCACCCAGTCTGAGCTGCCTGCGCTCGTAGCGCGTCGATGTCCACCTGGTTGAGCGACAACCCAACCCTGGCCGTCATGTATTCGTGGACCACCTTCCGGGAATCCTTGGCTACACCTTTGGCCGTGGTGAACACCTTCGCCGACCACGTGGGCATGATCTCCTGCAACCGGAGCTTGTTCATCACCTTCCGCGCTCTAGTGAACACTTTGTCCGTGTCAGCCGCAGACAGGTTGCTCCAGTTCACATCGAGAACCTTGAGCATCCTCTCCAGGTATGGCGTGATGAACTTCCGGTCGAGACCTCTCAACTGACCGGCGAGCTTCTCCGCCATGCGTGTGATGTCTCTCGGGTTGTTCGACGACAGCGCCTTGTTCACCAGCACGCCGTTCGGAGCGACCATGAGAACGTCCTGGCTCGCAGCCTGTGCGCTGCTGAGAGTCACCACTTCGTCCATGACCTCGTACACCGGCGCACCTTTGCCACCCATGGCCACCGCTCTACATAGATACGCTTTGCCGTGGGTCTTTGCCGCTGCCGCTGCCGCCAGCCGAGCCTTGTTTACCGAGGCTACATTGAGCCGTACACCGCCTTGGATGCCAAGCGATGGAATGAGTAGACCATAGCCCATGACCTTGCTGACGCTCACCGTGGAAGCCCTGGTGCGCAACAGGGCCTCCTTGAGAGACCTGCCTACTCGCAGAACCGGATGAAGCGTCACGTAACCATGCGCTTCCCTGGCATATTGGGCCATCATCTACTTGTTCATCTCTGCTGCCTGGCGCCTCTTCTCCTCAAGGATGTCCTTGGTGATCTGCGGCGGCCTCTTGATTCTCTTGGCGAGTCGTTCCGAGACATCGGACCTTTTTGCTGACGTCGGCACAATGGTCTCTTCGGCCTTCCTCTGCTCAGGATTCTTCACGTCGGTCAGCTTGCCGGCACGTATCCGGAACGACATCGCGCACTTCATGCACGTGCCTGAACCACACACGAACGGCTGCTTCACTGTGGGAGCATCATCGGGACCGATGACCTCCGACACGTGGAACTGCACCGAGTGACAGAACGGACACTTGAAGAAGCAGATCGGCTTCGTCGGGTGCTTGGTGATCTGGCCATGCTTCAAGCCGGTTGCCGCAAGAGAGGTGCCTCCCTCAACGACTACGAACCTACTCGTCGCTGGCTCCGTCTTCTGATTCGATGTCATCGTCTCCGCCTTCTGGTCTATCGATAAGTCGCGCTGTCACGTCCATGTCGTAGCCAAGGCTTCTCAACTCTGCGGCGAGGGCCTCTCCTACACGATTCTCTACGTCTGCTACTCGGTCGTCCAACTCCTGGAGTGCGCCTTGCGTCTCCGCATCCGCTCCTCCCGCTGCACTACCGGACGTGAGACCGGCCAGCGTCATGGTCATGGGTTGCTTGGTCCATGCTTCTTCAATCTCTTCGAGTGGACGATTGAGAACATCTCCCATAAGCTCACGGATCTCGTAAGGTACTAGTCCACCATGTGGTGCTGCTGCCTTCACAATCTCCGTGATCTCCTCTGACGACCTTGTGGGCGGACTATTGCTCTTGAAGAGCAGGTACTTCACGCCTATCTCCGGCACGATGTACTTGTTGTAAATCCAGTCAACTCTATCCCTCTCGGGCTGGAACACCTGCTGCTCTGCGAACCTCAACGACGCGAGAGCCGTAGCACGGTTGAAGTCCTTCGTCTCACCACGAAGCAATCGAGGCAAGCGAAAGGATGAGCCGATGCGGTCAGAATTCCTCACATCGTACTGCGAGAACAACTGGTCCGTGTGCTGGCTACCAAACAACGACTCGAACTTGAGCTGCGGCAACTGAGGCTGCACGCCCGGCTCGGTCTTCATCGGAGTGGCCTCGACCACCAACATCTTGTGGAAGTTGTCGGTACCGTACAGCTCACTGGCGAGGCGTCCCTCGATACGCTCCTTGAGCTGCCTGGGTATCGAACCTCCGGATACGAACAACAACCCTGGCGGGATGCCCTTGCGGTTGAAGTAGAAGTAGTTCACCTCATCCGCTTCTCGTGTACCGAGTACGGCAAGCAGGTTGCCTATCCAGCGTGGCGGCGGACACGGCGTCTTGGGCGAGTGCTGAGCCATCCATAGCAGCTCGTTCGCCTCTTGCGGAATATCCTTCTTGCCATTGTTTCCCTCTTTGGTCTCCTTGCGGACCATGGTGTCCACGTCCTTGTAGACCTTGCCGGTCTTCTGGGACACAACCCTCGGGTCGCCGGGAGACTTGAAGTAGATCTTCTGGCCGTTCACTCTTTGGACGTAACGTCTGAATCGACGCAACACCTTAATCTCTCGTCCATCCGAGATTGGAGTGATGGAGTCGTCTTCCAGCACCTCCACAACCTTGCCTTCGTCCTTGAGCGGACGCACGGTGTAACCCGGCACGTACTTGAGGCGCTTCAACCTCTTGTAGGTGTCTCGGATCATCTCCATGCAGCCCCAGCCGTGGCTCTCGTAGTCGGAGCGCACCGCTCTACGCAGGTCGATGAACGACATCTCTGAGCAGACGTGCTTGAAGAACGCATCGAACACGTACTTCTCTCGGCGAAGGGCATCTTCAATCTCGCTGAGCTTCTCCTTCACCTCTTCGTCGGTAACCTCCATGTCTTCCGAGGTCTCTTCGTCGAGGTCGTCGTCCTCTTCGGACTTCTTGCTCTTCTTGGCTTTCTTCCCAGCGGCCTTCGCCTGCTCCTCCAACTCACGCTGGAGGGCCTCTTCCTGGGCGTCCATCCACATCTCTACTTCGAGAGCTGCCCGAACCGCCTTCTCTGCATCTTCGCTACTGAGGTCAGCCATCCAAGGCTCAATCGGTACCGACTGATACCCGAAGCCCTCGATGTTCTGCTCGTAGGCGCTGATGTTCGGCGTCACGTGGGGACACAGCTCGATGTAGTTGAGCAAGCTCTCCGGATCGTAGGGTGGAACCACGGCTCCGGCGTCTCCCCATGCCTCCTCATCGTCGAACATGGAGGTGAGCGCACTCGTTTCATCTATCGCTGCGCCGGCCAGCACCCTGGCCTTGGCCATGAGGGCATGAACAGTCGTTCTCTTGGCCTCGATGGCCTTCTGAAGCTGCTCAGCCCTCGATGGCTTTTTCCTCTTGTTCTTGGGGGCCATTACTTATTCTTCCCGGCAATCCGAAGCTCCGAGTCAGCCTGGCCCACCGTGCCGACATTCGTGATGTTGATGCGCACAAACTGGTACGCATTGTCGATAGTTCCGTTGCCGCTCGCCGCCAGGTTGTGGATGTCATCCCATGACAACCCTGCAAACGACGCTTGAAGGGAACCTTGCATGTCTGCCGTGGCATCTTTGGAATAATCGAACGCCATGTGTTCGAGCTGGTTGACTCTCAGGCGCTCGCCGGCACCTGTGGCCAAATCTCCGTTGCCATCTACCGGCCACGCTACTTCATGATTGAAGGGATTCATCGCTCTCCTCCTTGGCTGGCCTTGGCTTCTATCCGCTGAACCGCCTCGACCAGTGCTGTCTTTACTTGTTGGTCAATATCCGTGCGCAGGCTCTGCACGCGGAGTTGTTCGATTGCTCTCTCCTGGTCCGACTTCTCAAGCCTACCGATGTCGTTGACCAGGTTCTCGGCGAACTTCCCTGTATCCAGGTCGTTCTGTATCTCGCCGAGGATCTTGTCGAATGAGTCTTGCTGTATTCCTCCAGCTCGTGAGACACACCGACAGACAATAGGGACCTTCACGTTCTTCTCTCCACTCGGGAGATCCATGGTTCGGTATCCGTGGACACCTGTTCCGTGGCAACGCTTGCAGTTGCTCTTCGCCTTGGAGAAATCTACCTTCTCCTTCAGTCTGAGTCTTGGTTCTCCTGTTCCCATGGGACACCTTTCTCTGCGGCTTTCCCGCGCCACCAACGAGCGAAACACGACAGGCATTTCTCATTCATGCTGGCGTGTCCACAGTCGGTGTATTCTTTGCCGGAGCGTGGCCCACCGCCTTCACGGACCAGGGTCATACGCTCACGGAAAACACTCAGGGGCATCGATACTCTAACCGGTGGGTAGTATGGGTCTTTCACCTCAAACGGCAAGAGCGGGTCATCGTCGAGGCTCAGGGTGGCCTCATCCATCATGGAGAGGATGTCCTCCAGCTCGTGATCGTTCACCCTGACCTCCGTACCACCATGAAGGGCAAGGCAGTCTCCGATCACTGCGTCCCAGCCCCTGTCATCGACGAACACATCCGTTGTGGCTACCGCGACGTACGACTTTCCAAGTAACGATCTCAAGTCATCGGACTCAACCATGATGGTGACCTCCATATCGCCATCGCGCACCTTGGTGAAGGCTGCACCATTGCTCGTGTCATAGCAAATAACCGGTGTCTTCTTGGGTGCCGATGCTGAATTCATTCTCGCCTCCTGGGGACCATGCGTCAAGGAAGTATCGCCTTGCGCCATTCACCGCCTGAGAGAAAGCATCCACCATGTCGTCGTTCCTACCGAACGGAAAGTCAGTCAGCTCGCCTATCAGATTGCCTCTCTCCGGGGACCAATCGGCGCCGTTCGGGTTGAGGTGCGAGGAGAAAATGACACGTCCGTCCTCCATCAGCGGGGTACAAGCCTGCAACCTGTGGAACTTCGACACCTTGGGGGATGTTGTCTCAACGATACCTCTCAACATCGGCGCTTTGTTCAGCACCCACTCATCAAGGGTGGACTGGCCGACCTTCTCTATCAGAATCCTGAACGGTAGGAACTTCTTCCACTCCTTGATGACCGCCTCTGCTTGCTGCCCGACAGTGAGGTGGCCATGCCATGCGTCCACCACGTAGATGAACCCAAGCTCCTTGTCGACAGCGATGATGCATCCTGACGAATAGTCGTTGTGTTCCTTCACGCCTACCGCGGTGTCGTATGAGCTGAAAAACACGAGGTCATCGAGCCGCTCCATGAACTGGGGTAGGCTACCAAGATCCTCGTACTTCAACCAGTAGTCACGTATCAGAGCGTTCTCATCGTCAACCACGTAGTTCCGGAATGCTCTATTGAACTCAAGCGAACCAATCTCACGGAACCTCGTCCGGAGGCGCTCTTCTGACCACTTGTCCGGCCAGAGACTCCCGAAGCTATCGCCGACCCGGTAGAGCAGCGTCTTGTACTCCGGGTTCTCCATCAGGATGTGGTTCAGGTCGTCCTTGTGCCAGAGCGTACAGATGTTCCACACACGGCTATCCGGCTCCAGGATGTTGGACCAGTCAGCGAACCAGGCACGCTTGACCGTCTCACGCTCCTTGGCCGAGAACCCATTCCGGCGGTCAACCACGTCGTCAGCGATGAGCAGGTCTGCTCGACCACCGGTGACGTTCATGTTGATACCCGCTGCCTCGATGGATGCGTCACGATGTCTGATTCGACGCTTTACTACCAATCGGTGCTTGGACCATTCGGCGTCGTGGTCTGGCTCCAGGCCAGGGAACACCTTGTGTAGGCGTCTGTTCGTTTCGAGGTGCTGCCGGATCTCGAACAGCCTCTCCATCGCCCTGGGGTCGCTTGCACATCCAATCTTGATTCGGAGGTTGGTATCGTTGCCCAGCTCGAACAGGGTTCTGCCGACTACCTGGGTTGTCTTGCCGTGGTCACGTGGGGCTATGACTGAGACTCTCGGGTGGGTGGACCATGCTTCGTCCCACTCATCGTGGAACCATTGCTGTCTCAGTGGCTCAGTGGACTTCGGGTCGGCGAACACGTACTCCATGAACGCACCGAAGCTCTTCTGCGCTGCTCTCCTACGAAGCTCTTCAACGCCCGCAGCCATCCTTTTCTTCTGCTGTGGGGAAGCATTACGCAGAGCCTTCTTGTCCATCTGGACGACCGGTAAGTGCCGCCTGGGAGGACGATAGCCTGGGTGTAGGGAGCCGCCGCTACTTTGTTCCTGTGCTTGCATCCTCACCGTCCTCAGCATGTGCTGGCATTAGTCCGGTGCGTGCAAACTCGGCGATCTCCTCATCCGTCCAGCCATCGAACTGGTTCTGCTCATTCGAGCGGTCGCTCACGCCGATCTTCACATCGTCGCCACCGAGCAGTCGCTCTTCGAGTTGAATGAGGTCCTTGAGCGCAGCCGGCACCTTGTCCTCTGAGATCTTGTCGAGGTCGAAGTTGCCCATCAGCTTCTCAGCCACTTTGGCTTTCGCAAGCCGGACGATCTTGAGGTTGTTCGCCCGTGACTTCACCAGCTCCCTGTCTGCCTTGTTCTGGGAGTCCGACTCCATCTTCTGCCAACGCTCATGGATTGGAGGCATCTGTCTCTTGGGGTCACCAGGGCCGTCGATGTACTTCTTCGCCGTCTTGTAGCAAACCCCTGCCTGCTTGGCCGCGTGCGTGATCTCCTGCTTCTCGCAGTACGCCTTCCACATCTTCTCGTACTTCTCTGGCGGCATCTTGGCCTGTGCGCCTCTGCGGCCCTTGCCTTTGGGGAGAGTTCCACCCTTCTTCGGGGGCTTACCCGAACCTCGGTTCTTGCCTCCCCTGCCGCTTCCTTTGCCAGATTTTTTCGATGGCATACCAGATCACCCTTGTTGCACCATTTGCCTAAGTTTACCGCTCTCATGCATCTTTGACAAGACTTTTGTCAAAAGAACGTCGCTCTTGCTTTTACAACTTTTCTTTGCAAATGCAAGCGTCCAAACTATGGCTGTTTCGGAGAATCTTGTCCAGTGGGTGTGTCGACCCACTTTCAGTGGTATGCCGAGGGCCTTCCTAGATGTCGATAATCTGTGCCATCTGAACTCCACCAGACTCACAGAGACGCTTCGCCGTGACCGTCTTTCCGCACTCTCCACAGACCGCCATGCCCGTCACCGGGTTCATATCCTTCGCCCATGGCTTTCTGCACCGACACTCATCTCCATCGACCAGCCTGAACACCATCTCCTCTTTCGTCGAAATGACCGTTCCATCTGGAGCAAGGTCGATAGTCGTCTGCGTCTTCTCCTTCACCGCTGTAACCACTTCGCCTGCTTGCACCGGTCCTTCCGCCATTCCCTCAACCACCGTCGCTTCGATGTGGTCTTCCACCTGGTCTCCCATCGCTTTACGCGCCCAATCGTAGAACTCCTTATCGTGCGTCGCTTCGCCTCTTGTAACCTGAAACTCCTCCATCTTGAAGGTGCCTGGCACGAACTCTGCCATCTCAGCGCCGCTTGATTCGTTCACGTCATCCACGATGAGTCCCGTCGCTTTGGTCGTTCCGTCTCTTTCGACAACAAAGTGATGCGGCACCTTCGCCTCTTCCGTCGAAACGCCCTTTATGTCGAAACGCCTCTCTACACCACCTATCTCAATCTTTCCCTTGAAGCCCTTGAGTTCAATCATCCTTCGCTCCCTTCACAAGCTGCAATCCCTCCATGCCGTAAGCTCCGTAGTCCTTCTCAAGCTCTTCAACCTTCGTCCATCCTCCGTCGATGGTGATTGTCTTGCTCCCAAGCTCTCCGTCTAAACGAACAATTCGACACTTAAGAGTGCAAGCACGCCTGAATCCGTCACTGCCGTGCCCAAGTTGGTACGATAGGACTTCGTACTCACGCCCCTGCCATTCAACCCTGTCACCTTTCTTCAAACCCGTGACTGCCTCCAAATGACGATGGTGAAGACCACGCTGCAATCCTGCAAGTATCGCCTTCCCCTGAGACATCTTCGTAGAAATGTCGTTCGCCTTCTCCCTCGCCTCTACAATCTGCTCCACCGTCATGGGAGAACGCTCTCGCTCCAGATGCTTGCACAAAGCCATCGACGCAGCAAAGCTGTCCTTCACGCCCTTCCACCGCCAAGCCATGTCCTTGTTTCCCGACTGGCAGATGTAGAGATAGCCCTCCTCCTGATTGAACCAGTAGTCCCTTCCGTCTGGGAGGGTGCCTGAGAAGCCGTCATCGTCGAAGGCTATGCTAAAACCGAGTGCTTTGAATTCCATCGTATTCCACCCCTAACTACTGAACATAGAATCATGTGGACCTATGTATTCTTTTGTGCGTCTTCAAGAAGGTGTTCCATGGCTATCTTGTACTTTCGGACGCCAGTCTCAATGCTTCTGACCAGCTCGTTCAGTTCATCCATGGCATCCTTCAAATCGCCATAGTCCTTCCGCGCTTCTGTTGCCCATCTATTCACCGCGAATTTCTTCGCCTCTTCGAGGACGCTGAACTCGGCTACCCTTGTTGGTGAATCCTCGGTGCCTTCTCGCTCTGTGACGAACTCCATGTACAGAACGTTGTACACATACCATGCACCCTTTATCCGAAGCACCTCCATCGCGTGGAGGTCGTCATCCGGATGGATGTAGCAGCCATGTACCTCATCAGCCTGATTGTGTTCGACATCCAACTTTTCCCATTTTAGAATTTCACTCATTCCATTCTCTTTCTGCCGCTTGCCTGCTCTATCTCGCGTAGCAAACGCACTGGCCTTCCTGCCAGGTTCCGCACCGCGAACACTCGGTGAAGGTCTTGAACTCCTCCCAAGTGGTTATCGGATCATCGTCGTCTCCATACATCTCCACCCAGACTTTTCGGCGGCGACCTTCATGACTCAGCTTCAACTTGGGCTTGGTGTCGGTTCGCTCTTCCCTGGATACAAGGGTGATGACAATCTCATCTCCTGCCTGGAACCCGGCTTCTGTGAGAGCCGAGCGAATGTCTGCCTCGCCGTCGGCACCGCGGATGCTCACCTGGTTCGGCCAGCTCCTCGAACTGATGATTCGGCCTCTCACTTCCACCTTTGTCTTGTCTTTGTCATGCGCCATCTCAAACCTGCTTTTTTCTTCGGCCATGTGCTGTCTCAGGCCGGGGTTTTATCCGCCTTCGCCGAATATTCTTCACTTTCGAAGCGGGCGGTACGGCTCCTGTGTCTCTCCGTGTAGCCACTCAAGCTCTCCATGGACCCAGCGATAAGGATTGACACACTCCTCACACCTACCGTTCTCACCTACAACCACCATCTGCCTTGAACTGCACCTGCCGCAGTGGGTGATCATCGTGCCTTCCTTGTCACCTGGGTACACACACTCGAACCCAGCCTTCTTGAATAGCCACCCACCGAGCTTCCTCCATACCCAATCCCAGAACCTGCTGGGGTAGGGACCGCGGACGTAGGCAACGTATTCCGCCGTCAACGGAACCTCTCTCATCACCATCCGGTGGGTCGCCTTGCTGATGGCTGTCTTCGTTCCCTTCCGGTGGGTTTCGAGCAGCTCCATGTAGTGTTGATGCTCCATCTGTTCTCCTACATCCTGTCTTTCAGTATCGAGTACGTCGGCTCCTCATGCCCCACCAAGTTGTGCTTGAGCGTCCCGTCTTTGGCTACGTAGATGGATGTCTTCTTGAGACACACCTCGCAGAGATGCCTCCACTTGATCACCACGGCTCTCGACAGAAACTTGGACTCCGGTCTCAGCACACCGAATATTGAGCCGAATCTACCGCATTCTTCGCATATGCCTTCTATTCTTACCTCTGCCATTTGAACTCCTAAAAAATATCATCCGGGTCGAATAGCCATCGAAGACAGTCATCCGCCCACATCCATAGCCGAAGTGTGCCGTAGACCAACCCACCTGCAACCATCACGAACGCTTCCACAGCGAGGAAAGACATGACGAAATGCTCCAGGAACATCATTGGCCGACCACCCTCTTGACCAGTTCATCGGGTACCGTCCACACTCCTTGCTTCCCAGGACACGGAATCGGCTCCGGAAGAGCTACGGCCTCCTCGACGACCCAGCCCCAAGGCCCGAAGAACCATGGGCTATCGGATTGCTGCGTCACGTCTACCACCTTGAACGTGCCAACGATTCCGGTGGGTGACTCCTCCTTGCTCGGAGGTATGTACAGACCATTCTCGATCATCCAGTCCGCACCTTCTTGGTCGTACTTCTTGCCGGCGTGCAGCGCCATGGTCTTGCCAATCAGCTTCTCCCACAATGGCCAGACCCTATTCTCGATGTCTTTCCCACCATGGAGGATCGCCTGGTCCCAGGGTCTCCATAGCGTGATTACTCTCAGTTCATTCTCCATCAATTCCCAACTTTCTTCAGTGGGTTACGCTCGTCTTTAGCAACATGTCCGCTTGTTCGCGCAGACTACAGCCTGACGCCCTGAAATATTCTCTCAGCTCGTCTATGTTCTTCTCGTCTGAGTTCCTCTGTCCATCTTTGGAGTTATCCCAAAGCACATGCACGTCCTCTCTGTGATCCTTTGGGCATTCCCTGTACAGGTCTATCGCGCAGCCGATCTCTCCTCCCTCTCTCCAGTTGATTGCCACCCGGACACCCTCGTGTTCCCTGTCGTCATCTTCTCCGCGTTTGTACTCTCGTTCCTCCATCTCAAAGGCCAGGTCTATTACCTGTCCAAGGGTTATGTCGTTCAACACTTTTCTCTCCAAACCTTCGTCGACCTTCTTCATTTTTTCGCTCCTTGTTTGTGTTTTCGAAGAAAACTCTTCACTCCGTCTCTATTGATGAAATTCCCTATTGCTATCGCTGACTTATCATCCAGGTCATTCTTGTCACGGAACTTTCTCAGAACTTCCTTCCATTCTCCTATCGTCGAGATCTTGCTGATTTCTTCTTCGAGTTCAACAAGCTCTCCGATGGTCATGTTTCTGATCTTCTCGCTCATCTGTCCTCCAGGAACTCTTTCGCCCTCTTGGTTGTCTCCATGCACTTGACACCGTCGAAGTTCTTCGATGTGATGCCCCACTCCAGCGCCTTCTCAAGGATCTCTACCGCCTTGTCCACTGCCCTGCCCTCCTTCGTCGTGGACCTCTTGAATGACTGGACAACCACCCTCATCGGGTTCTCGGTACATGCCGCATAGTGGGCATGGAAGAAATCGTGGTCCGCCGGCTCCACCGCGAGCATTGTGAATCCGCAAAATATACAGGTATGCTTGAGCGTCTTCGGCTTTATCTCTTTAAGTTCAACCATTTGTATTCTCCAGCGACTTCCGCACTCTCTCTGCTCCCTCGGTCGCCACTCGCACAAACTCATCCGCTGTGGCCGCCAGCTCACAGATTGCGTCGATGTATTTCTGCCGTGGTCGAACACCATTCTTCCAGCGTCCAACCTGTGATCTGCTCACTCCGAGAACCCTCGCCAACGCAGCCATCCCTTCCTTCTCTCCGAAGACCAATCCGAGTGCGCTGATTGCCTTTTCAATCTGCTCCTGCGCCATGATGCGGACTGGCTCGTGCGCTCCGTGTCCGCAACAGATACTGAATCCGCCCTTCACGTGACCTTTACAGGCGTCGTACCCTTCCTCGGTTGGCTTCTCTCCACAGCGCTTGCAAGGGCGATCATCGTCGACCACCTTCCCGTTGTCCTGGTACCTCCAGAACTCGCCGTCGTAGTACACAAGCCAGCCTCTGACGTAGGAGTAGTTCATCGTCGCTCCTACAGCTCTGGAATCACGGTGTAAGAGAACACCTCTGCGTACCGAGCGCAGTAGTCGTCGGTCTCTCCGTCGATCAGCTTGAAGCTTCTGCCGCCCCAGACTATGACCTCCGGCATATCAATGAACGGAGGAACATCGACACGAGTCACATGCTCATGCTTGCTCGTGAGAAGTTCTACCTCTACGTTCCCTGTGCTGTGGTCAACTGCCCGTTTTTCTTGCTTTTTATCATTCATTTCGTAGCTGCCTTTATTGAAGCCGCTTCACTGCGACTTGTTTCGCCTGTCAATGAGTCGATGAAACCATCGAGGCCCGGTCTCACACACTGCATCGTCACCGTGGCTCGTGGCTCCGTCTGGTTATCGTCGATGTTGTAAGCCCGTATCCGGACGTGCCTACCGGTGGGAACCTTGAGACGACAAAGCAAGGAGAGGAGCATGTCCACCTCCTGGCCCTTGTCCACATCGAATTTCTCTGAAGCCTTCTTGACCCGAGTCTTTCCCTTCTCGTCCACCTCTATGAGGCCCCACTTGTCTGGCAACTCGGACACTTCGACCAACCCCTTCGGTGTCATGAAGAACCTGAAGTCGCCGGCGCCCATCTCTGGGTGCCTCCTGAAGTGCTTCTCCTTGTCCTTCCTGAAGTCTGCCCTGGACACCTTCACCTCAACCAGCGTTGAACGCCCAACGTGCCATCCAATGGCATCTGGGGTCTCCCACGCTGCTGAGGTCATATCCGTCAAGATCACCGAGCAAGCTCCATGTCCACCCTCCCCTGCATTTCTCCACGGCTTCGATAGCCACCTTCTTGCCACGTCCACCAGGTCGTCGTGCTTCTTGCTCGCCATCAGGTCAACCCCAGCTCTCTCTTCCGTTGGAGGAAGTACGAATGCAACTTCCGAAGGTCGGTGTCGCCGTCGAGCTTCTTCAACTCCTCTGGATCTCTGTGTTCAAGTGGGCAAGCTCCATACACCCCATCAAGGATCGGACCACCCTCATAGTCCTCATCGAACATCCGCGGCTCACCATGCTTCACTATTTCAGTGGAAAACGAGAATCCTCTGAACGCCTCGAAGTTGATGGTCACCATCGAGGCCACAACGTCTCCGTACTCGATCTCAGCTCCGTCCTTGTCGAAGAAACCAGTCTTCTTTGCCTCGGCCTTCTGCCTCTCAATCCTTGCACGAGCTGCTCTTCTCCTCTTCTCGCTCCAAGGATTGGGCCTGCGAAGGTATGCAGCCCTACCCATTTTTGATGTCAGTCGGCACAATGCCCTTTCCGCCCACAAACGCAATCACGGCACCAAAGCTGAAGATGACCATGTACCGGCGCCCTTCGTGAACGTATTTCTTCTCCTGGATGAATGGCAGTACCTTCTCGCGTAGCTGCTGCTCGGTGAACTCCTCCACCTGGATCTCTCCGACGTTCTCCTTCCAGGTCTCTTTATCAACCGCCGGCTGCGGCAAGCCGCTTATGGGATTGAACCAGTCTACCTGTTGGAACATCACCGGCTGGCCACCACCGAAGCAGAAGTCATTCGGGAACTCCGGAGGCATCTCGAACACCCGGCAGAAGTTGTTCCAGCCATCCACCTTGTACTTTGTCTGTCGCTTCTCCAGCGTGGCTATGTACTCTTCGAAGCCCACATCTTCCGGACAACACCCTGCCTCCCTCTCCTCGAACTCCATCACACGAGCCTCAAGCTCCTTCACCTCGTCGTCCCTGCTTTCGCGCCCCTCGTTGTAGCCAATCTGTCTCGCCTCGGTCATCTCTTCTGTTGGGTTCATCCAATCCATCATTTGCACCCCGTGTATCCGCATGTTGGGCATTCTGCTTCTTTGCCCCTTGGTATATCGCCTTCCACCGCTGTGTTTCCACACCTTCCACAGGTTAGGAAGCCGAACCCTGTCCCCTTGCTCCACTTTGTTGCCCATGAATTCAGTGCTGTCATGACCTCATCCTTGGACTTCCCCTCCGGCTGTTCAAACAGATAGCGCATCCTCTCTGCTCTCTCTCTCAATAGAGAAATTGCA